TCGCACTCACCGGGATCATCTATGCGGGCGTCTGCCTCGATCTCGCGATGCGGGGACGGTATGACCTCGCGATCGCCTACGCGGGCTACGCGTTCGCGAATGTGGGGCTGTACTACGCGGCGAGAACTTGACCAGTGGATGATTGATGAACGGGGCGGTGAGAACACGCAGGATCAAGAGCATCGAACTATGGGCACCGAAAACACCAATGACGCCACAGAGATTGAACGGCTGCGGTCGCAGCCCTGCCCATACGTGACCGGAACCGTCACGCGATACTGCACGCTGACGCCGTTCACGCTCACCGACGAGGAGCGGGAGGCGATGGAGATAGTTGTGCAGATTCTGGAGGCCGAAGAGGTTCCGAAGATTCTGCGCCCGCACCTGCTCGCAACGCTGCGGGGATTGCTGAAGCGGACGAAGTGAGAACGATGCGATCTGCGGCTCCGTCCGCAGCATCGCTTGGTTCTGTGGCGAACCCCAAACGTATCGCAAAACTAACGGAAAGCGACGGATTACGAATATGAGTGGGGATTGGATTCCGGTGACGGAGCGGCTGCCGCCGCCCGGTTTTGGCGTGTTGATTTTCTTTCGAGCGACGGACAACGACGGCACGCCATCTTGCATAGGATGCGATGGCAATGGTGGGTTCATTACCGTAGCGGCAATGGACCGGATTGGCGGGCAGTGCCTCTGGACGAGCGAATACGGAGACGAGACTCCAACGCACTGGATGCCGCTCCCTGCCCCGCCGACGGACAGCAAGTAGCCACAGAACCAGTATTTCTGCGGTTCCAGATAGCCACGCCCGCGTTCGTGATAACGCGCAGCGTCCAGCGTGACGCACGGGCGAAACGCAGGCGGCCCGGCCATCTCGCGACGACGGTCGTGATAGCTCCGCTCGCTTGACACTGCCGCCACTCTGGCGGCATGGCGATCACGTTCTCCGTTCCCGGCGATCCCGTGCCTCAGCCCCGAGCCCGCGTCTCGATGGTGGGCGGATTCGGCCGGGCGTATGTGCCGAAGACGCACGCGGTTCACGCGTACCGCAAGGCGGTCGCCCAGGCCGCGAAGTCTGCTGGCTGCGAGCCGCACGGTGAGCCGGTGAATGTCGTGATCGACTTCGTGTTCGCTCGCCCGAAGTCGCACCTTCGCAAGAGCGGGCTGCGGGCAGGAGCCCCCGTGCTGCCGCGAGCCGACCTCGACAACTGTGCCAAGGGCGTTCTCGATTCGCTGAACGGCGTTGCGTGGGATGACGATTCGCAAGTCTCGCGGTTGGTGCTGGAGAAGAGCTACGGAACGGAGGGCCGCACCACCGTGCGGATTTCGTGATGCCTGAGATCACACTGAATGACGAGTTCGGCCGGGCGATCGTGCTCACGATTCAACGGCTCAACATCCAGAGCGTCATTGAGGTCGGCTCGTGGGATGGCACGGGCTCGACGGCTGTGCTGATTCAAGCCCTAAAAGACACGCCCGATGCACGGCTCACTTGCATTGAGCCTGACATTCATCGGTACGCAGCCCTCCAGCGGGTCATGGCCGGTCTCCCGTGGGCTACCACGGTCTGCCGCCGCAGCGTATCGCGGGCGGCCATGACACCGCAGCGGTTCGAGGATGTATGGGACTCGCCTTACAACAATCTGGTCTACCCAGAGCACCTCGTGCGGCAGTGGTGGAATGAGATTCCCGCCGACAGGCCCGGCGAGCCTGGGTATCTGGAGACGCTCACTACCGAGCGATGGGATGCCGCCCTCATCGACGGGTGCGAGTTCGCGGGCTATGACGATTTCCGGTTTCTCAAGTATCGCGTGCGGGTGCTGATGCTCGATGACGCGTTCCACGCGTACAAGTGCTCGCAGGCTCACGCCGAGCTCGGGCACGATCCGCGATGGGTGTGTATCTGGTGCTCCACGTTCGTTCGCAACGGGGCAAGCATCTGGGCGAGGGTCTCGTGAACATCACGGTCTCGGCATACAACCGCCCGGCGTATCTGGAACAGACGCTCGCCGCGTTGCGTGAGTGCGACGGGATCGAGAACTCCCTTGTCATGGTGCTGATCGACCCGTCCGAGGCATCGGATCACTCAGCCGCTCTCGCGGCCCGGTACGGTTTTCAGTGGGGAACCTATGCCGATCGGGTCGGCTGCAACCGGGCGATCCGCAACGCCCTCGCGTTCGGGTTCAACCAGATGGAGAGCGAGTTTCACGTTCACTTCGAGGATGACACGGTTCCGACTCGCGATGCCCTGCGGTGGTTCGCGTGGGCTGGCGATCACTACCGCGACGATCCTGCCGTGATGTGCGTCTCGGGCTACCAGCGGGTGAGCAACGGTCGGCTCGGCGAGTGCGGGCTGCGTCGCTGGTTCACCCCGTGGGGCTGGGGCGTCTGGCGTGATCGGTGGCTCGGGCTGCACCTCGGGTGGGTTCGCGACGATTCGACTTCGTGGGATGTGATCGTGAACCACGCCCTACGGGCGGGGCGATACGAAGCGTTCCCGACGGTCTCGCGGGTTCAGAACATCGGGGCAGAGCAGGGCACGCATGTGCCCAGTGCCGAGTGGCACGCCGAGCATCACCGGGTGGCGATCACGGCCGATGACATCGACGGGCCGCAGCCCAGGGAGTGGCAGGAAGTGCGGAGGGCCGATCGTGCAGATCACGATTGAAGACATCGAGCGGCACGCCCCCGATGTGCTGCTCCCGCCCGATCCCGAGTTCGCGGAGGACTACGCCGCGAAGGTCGAGCTCGGCAGGACGTTCGCCGCCGAAGCCCGCGTTGCGTTCGTGGCGATCGCGAGGAACTCTCTGCCTTGGCTGCCGCGAACGCTCGATCTCGTGGAGCGAACCGGGGCGGGCTTCAAGTCGTGGTCGGCGTTCGTGTTCGAGAACGACTCCGAGGATGGCACGAAAGATGTGCTGAAGGCGTGGGCCGATCACGATCGCCGCAAAGTCTCGCTGAACGTCAATCATCGACCGCACCTCTCTCACACGATCGCCCAAGAGCGGACGGTTGCCCTTGCCGAGTACCGCGAGCAGTGTCAGCACTGGGTGCGGAGCCGCGAGCCGGTGGACTACGTGATCGTCTTCGACACCGATCCTTGGGGCGGATTCAGCATCGACGGCGTGATGAACTCAATCGCGTGGATGTCGCTCGATCACTCGTGGTACGGGCTTGCGAGCTACTCGTGGTGCGAGATGAACACCGCAATCGGGCCGATAGCGGCCCACTACGATGCGTTCGCTGCGAGGCTCAACCACTGGGGGCGACGCGATCAGCAATGGTTTCATCACTGGCATCCAGCGGTCGGCTCGCCCCCGGTCGAGTTCAACTCCGCATTCGGGCAGTTGTGCGTCTACCGTGCTGACCCGTATCTCTCTGGCAAGTACGGCGGCTCCGACTGTGAGCACGCCGTGTTTCATCGTTCGATTGCAGGGCAGGCGAGACTATGGAGCGACGAGCACTACCGGCTGGGCTTGAACCCATCGAGCCGGGCGGTCTCCTTCTGGGTGCCAACGGATGGCGGGCAACACGGCGGCGATTGACGCGGCGACGCTGCGGGTGCAGTGGGCAAGCTACGTGCCGATGGGCGCGATCTGCCAGCATTGGACGATCACCGTTCACCAGTTGGTGAGGCTTCGCGTCGCGTGGGAACTGCCGCCCCGCAACGATCGCAAGCGACGATACAAGCCGAGCCGAGACGAGCGGCTCCTCGATCCCGACGCCGACGAGCTCGCCGCCAGCGAGTCGTGCCTCGACCTCGCCCCGATGGTCGCCGAGCGGGTGACGGTCGTGCAAGCGACATGGACGGTGGCCGATTGGGCCGAGCGTCAGGCGGTGAAGCCTGGGCCGTTCCGGCTCGCTCGCATCGACACGCCCGACGAAGCCCGCGATCTCGTGGACGAGGCCAGCGAGGGCGAGTGGTGAAGAGTCTGCCCGACTACGTGGAGCGGCGGATCGTGCTCGAATACGGGCGGCAGTACGCGTATCTCTACATGACCACGGGCGACGGGAAGCTCATCAAGACGCGGGAGGAAAGTTTCAAGCAGCCGTTCAGGCTCGAACTGAAAGAAGCCCGCGAGGAAGCCGAGGACGCGTGGCATCTGATCTATGACTTCCTCAATGACACAGTGAACTTCCCAACTGCGGGGAACGGCGAGGCGGATGGTAAACCGGAGGAATAGCCCCGGAGTGCCAGCCATGCCCGCGTATGAGATGACCCCGGCCGAAGTGGCCGAGTACGGCAACACGCTCAACATCTGGCAGGCGATCCGCCTGCTGCAAACGTGGAGCCCCCTGCTCGCGTATGGGCAGCAGTTCGTCCAGACGATCGACCCGTATCAGAAGGGTCTGATCGTAGGCGAGGCGGCTGAGTGGCTCGCGAGCAAGACCGACAGCGAGGTGGACGATCAACTCGTGCGGAAGCTCGCCGCCGTTGCCACCACGAAGGAAGGCGAAGACCTCATTCGATTCTGCCTCGGGCTTGCGGGCGTGAAGTGATGCTCGATCGTGAAACACTCCTACGCACCCTCGCAGTCGGGGCAGCCGTGGCGATCCTGGCCGCGCCCTATTGGCGTGTGGTGGCTGACGCTCTCCAAGCGGCAGTCGCCGCCGCCCAGGCCCACGCCCACACCCTCGGGCGGATCGCCGCCGCCGGGCTGATCGTGGCGGCAGCCTGGGGCAAGATTCCGCTGCCTGCGTTCGAGCCGCCCGCCGTGCCTGTTGTGACGGTTGAGGAGCCGAGTGCCGAGATGAAGACGTTCGTCGCCCCCGTCGCCGCCGCCCTGCGGTCGCTGCCCGCTGGGGATCGGATGCTCTGGGCTTCAACGTGGAGCAAGGCTGCGGTCGTGGTGGCTGGCGATGCGACCGCCCGCGAGGCGGCGTTCACCGATGCCCGCAGCCTCCAGGCGTTCACGGGGCTGGCTCTCGACATCGCGTGGCGGCGGATCGGGCAGCACGAGCCCGGCTCGAACGAGCCGCTGCGGCAGGCTCTGGAAGCCGCCTACGGGGCGGCGGTCGGCACCGACGAGGTTCCGGTCACTCGCGACATCCGCGACCGTTACGCCGCGTTTGCGAAAGCCGTGGCATGGGCTGGCGTCAACGGGGGGTGAGCGATGGCGGGTGAGGCTTTCCTGCCGTTGTTCGGCTACACGCCCGACCCCGAGGGCTCGGCGGCGTTCGTCGCCTCGCTGCCGCACCCGACGCTCGCGGACGCCGGGCCGGATCTCCAGGCGGCGAAGACCGACGTTCACCTAGAGCGGGCTCTCCTCCAGTGCTCGCCCTCGTGGAAGCGTGGCTCGCAGCCGATCGGCTCGTGCGTCGGCTGGGGGTTCGCGATGAGTTGCGATGTGCTGGCTGCGGCAGACATCGTGCTCCGCAAAGAACCGGAGACCTGGGGCGGTCGCACGATTGAGGCGTCGGTCTATGGCGTGAGCCGGGTCGAGGCTCGCGGGCGAACGTCGGCACCGGGCGGGGACGGCTCGACCGGCTTCCACGCCGCCAAGGCTGTCAGGGATTGGGGCGTGCTGCACTACGGGCAGCAATACGGCAGCGTTCGGTTCGACCAGCAGTTCACCGGCACGCAAGAAAAAGCGTGGGGTCGGGACGGAATGCCGGATTCGCTGGAACCCTACGCGAAGCAGCGGCGGTGCTCCGAGGTCACGCTCGTCAAGTCGTTTGACGATTGTGCGAAAGCGATCAGCAACGGATACCCGGTCGCTCTCTGCTCGATGCGTGGGTTCTCGATGCGGTTCACCGATCGAGGCTCTCTCGGCGGCGGGTGGCTCACGCCCGCTGGCACCTGGGCACATTGCATGATGGCGTGCTCGCTGCGTGTCGATCGCCCTGCGTTGCTCGTGGCGAACTCGTGGGGCAACTGCTACTCCGGTGCAGTCGATAAGCGGCTCCCCGAGGCGTTCCAGAAGTCGGCGGGCTGGGTCGATGCCGAAGTGATCGACTCGATGTGCAAGGGCGGCGATTCCTACGCTCTCGCGGGCTTCAGTGGCTTCAAGCCGACCGCACTTCCGAACGATTGGCTGGAGGGGATTCTTTGAACATTCGCTGGCTCATCGTGTTCATGGTCGCGTCCATCGGCTGCGTCGCTTCGCTGCCGACCGACCCCGGCATCTCTGCGGATCTCGCGGTCGAGACCGCCCGCATGGTGATCGCCAGCCGGGCCGCACCGCCTGCTCCCAAGCCCGACGCGGGCAAGTGCTCGAACTGCAACGGCACCGGAAAGATCGGCGATGGTCGGATCGTGATGACATGCCCCGAGTGCAACGGCACCGGCAAGGTCGTGAAGTCGGTGCTCCATCCTGCCGTGTTCGTTCCGTGCAAGGAGTGCGATCTGTGACCGTCGCGGATCTGAAGCTCTGGGTCTGGCGGAACGTCGGCATCCGGCGGCACCTCGTGGGCCGTCAGGTGATCGATGACTTCACCGAGCTCGCCGTGCAGCACTGGGAGATCGAGGCGTACACGCACGCCGTCGATCCCGAGCAGCAAGCGGTCGTGACCGAGCAAGTGCTAGCGAGCGTCAAGCGTGGCTATCAAGTCGTGAGCGACAAGGAACCGCAGGAGTACGGATTCTTCTGGGCACTCGTGCTCCAGGCGGTCGCCTCGATCGTGGTGCAACTCATCCTCCGGTGGTGGATGGAGAGCCGGATGAACAAGGTGCGGATGCTGGTCTGGCAACAGGAGCTGACGCGATGACTGATGCCGCGAAGGATACGCTCCTCTCGGTGCTGAAAGACTACGGCTTCGCGACCGTGGTCGCGTTGGCGTGCCTCTATGTCGGGCGGCAGGATGTTCTGCTCCCGCTCGTGAAGGCTCACACCGCGTTCCTTGACAAGCTCGCGACAACACAAGTCGAGATCGCCGAGGCGATGCAGGAGCAGACGCGGCTGCTCTACGCGTTGCAGCCCAGGACGGGCGAGAAGACGATGAACGTCGAACGGATCGAGCCCGGCGACGGGCAGAACTAAGCGAGGCACCACATGGCGATGAACAACCGGACGCTGCGGCCCAAGGCTTCTGGCTTCAACCCGGCCAGCATCTCGGGCATTGCCAACTGGTGGGATGCCAACGACGCCGCCACCCTGACGCTCAACTCGGGAGCCGTCGAAACGTGGACGAGCAAGGCCGGGCGCAAAAGTGCCGCCACGCAGACAGTCGCAAACAATCGGCCAGTGACCACCACGGTGAACGGAAAGACTGCACTGTCGTTCGACGGCAGCAACGACGGATTCGACTTTACCGGCACGGCTGCCACAGATGAAACGTGGATCATTGCCGCCGCGCAGATTGGTGATTCAACGGGCCAGGACACGCTTGTCAACGAGGGCAGCACGGGCTTTGGTATCTCAGTCGCCCGAGGAAGCGCCCGGCTTGTAGAGGCTAGCTTCGGGACAGGGTTTGACGAAGGCGTTCATCGCCTGCGGCCTACCTATGCGTCCAACGCAGCGACCCCATTCGGCCCCGCAGTAATTTCAGTGGTTAGGTCGGCTGCGGCCGGTGGCTTTGTGTTTATTGATGGAACGCAGCGTGTCAGCGGCGTCAACGGCGCGTCGTCGTTTACAACTTCAGCTTCGCAAACTATGCAGCGCATCGGCTACTACTCATCCACGTTGTTTCAGTGGCAAGGCTGGATTGGGGAAATCCTGCTGTACGACCGCGCGCTCTCGGCATCGGAGCGGCTGAACGTCGAACGCTACCTAGGCAAGAAGTGGGGGATTACGGTCGCATGAAATTCTTCCGCACCGCCGACGCCGCCCTGTACGAGTCGATCCGGCTGCAACTGGATGCCGCATGGGGCCACCCGACCCCGGACGGTGGCACGCTCACCTGCTTCGATCCCGCCGCCGTCGCCCCGCGCGACGCTGCCGGGCGGCTGCTCTTGGCCGTCAATGACGAGTTCACCACCTGGGAGCCTGCCGCCACGCTCCTGCCGCAACTGCTCGCCAGCGGTGCGGTTGAGGAGATCGACGCGGCGGCGTACCTGCCCGTGTCCGCGCTGCCCGACCGCCTGGACGATGACGGCAGCGATGACGAGTGAGGCAAGGATGCACGGCATCGAGCTCATCAACCACCTGCGGCTGCTCTCGGGCTACCACATGGGCACCGACCTGATCGACCGGCTCACCGCTGCCGAGCGGTTCCAGAAGCAGCAACGCGAGGCGCTCGCCCAGGCGGCTGACGAGATCGAGCGGCTGACGGCGGAACTGCAAGCCAAGCAGGCCCAGCCCGTAGGCTAGAAGCAACGGCCACGAGTCGGGCCTGACCCGCGCCACCACGAGGTAACACCATGTCCGAAGTTCGCATCAAGCGTCGCGTTCGCACGATCTCCCTGACCCTCGGCACCGCGACCGCAGCGGCCACGGTCTTGCGACTCGATGACATGGCGGGCGGGATCATCTCGGTCGGCACGATGGCAACCTCGGCATCGACGCTCCAGATGTTCGGGGCTACCGACGAGGCTGGCCCCTATCGTCGCGTCTACGGGGCGGATGGCTCTGCCGGTGATGTGACCCTTGCACCGAGCACCGCCGACGGGCGGATCTACTCGCTCCCCGATTCCGCCTACGCTCTGCCCTACGTGCGGATCGTGAGCGGCAACACCCACGCGACCGCTGTGCCTGCGGTGGTCGTGCTCAAGAGCTAGGCGTGCCCACTCGCATACCCACCCACAGGCCGCTGCGTCTCCGCTCCGCTTCCATCCAGGCGGCAGAGCACACGAGGCCAAACGCGGCAGCCCGTGGGTACTGCGACTCGCGTCACAAGGCGTGGCGGCTCGCGGTGCTGACCCGCGACGCGTGGACTTGTGCCCATTGCCGCAGGCTGTGTGCTGATCGACGCGAGGCCCACGCTGACCACACCTCGCCGGTCGTGCATGGCACCGAGGTCTGTCGCGATGGGCGATCGCGGTATGACGTAGCCGGTGGGCAGTGCTTGTGCGTGCGATGCCACAGCCGCAAGACGAACCGCGAATGATTGCACACGAAGTGGGCAGCCGGTGCGCGAGGGGAGGGCGGGGTCAGCCTTGCCGGGCACGTCTGAGGAAAACCAGAAGTTCCTATGGGGAGGGACGGCCGCAGGTTTTGCATGGGGGGGTATCGTCAGGTTTTCGCGCCGCAAAAACAGGCACGCCCGAATGAACATCCGCAACCGCGTGAAAGCCCTCCGCACGGTCAAGGCGTCGGAGTTGACTCCGAACCCTAAGAACTGGCGAACGCACCCCAAGGCTCAACAGGACGCTCTACGCGGCATCCTGGTCGAAGTCGGCTACGCCGACGCGTTGCTCGCCCGCGAAATGCCAGACGGCTCGCTGATGCTGGTGGACGGGCACCTTCGGGCCGAGACCACGCCCGAGCAAGAAGTGCCGGTTCTCATCCTGGACATCAACGAAGCGGAAGCCGACAAGCTCCTCCTGTCACTCGATCCGCTTGCGGCGTTGGCCGAGACGAATGTGCAGGCTCTTGACGCCTTGCTCCGCGAAGTAAACACCGGGAGCGAGGGACTTCAGCAGATGTACGCAGACATGGCTGCGGATGCGAAGCTCTACGCCGACTCATTGCCAGAAGACAGTGATGCGGCGAACGCTGGAGATTCACGGCACTACGTCTGCCCCAGGTGCGGGCACTCATGGCTCAAGAGTGGAGAGGCTGATGAAGATACGGAATAGGGTTGTGGGGCTGCGACAAGTTCGAGCGTCAGACTTGAGGCTCAATGACAAAAACTGGCGGCAACACCCGCCAAAGCAGCAAGCTGCCATGCGGGAAATGCTTGCAGATATTGGGTATGCAGATGCCTTGATTGCGAGAGAGGCAGAGGATGGCGAGCTAGTACTGATTGACGGTCACTTGCGAGCAGGACTCACGCCAGATGATTTTGTGCCTGTTCTTGTTCTTGACGTAAATGAGCAGGAAGCAAACAAGCTGCTGCTGTCTCTTGATCCGCTGTCGGCGATGGCTGACGTTGATACTGGCGCACTAGACGCCTTGATACGCTCTGTTGAGCCTAGCGGCGAAGCCATCTCTGAAATGTATTCAGACATGGCGGATGCGGCAGGACTCTACAAGAAAAGCAAAGAAGATGCCTCGTCCACGAAAGAGGTGGATGTTGATTCCTTTGCCATGCAATGCACATGCCCAGAGTGCGGGTTTGAGTTTGATGACAAGCAAGCCTGACTGTGCCTGGAATCTTGCTGACTTGGCTGCGGTTCCGAGGAACGGCGTCAGGGTAATGTCTACGTTTGCTTGCGGTGGCGGCTCATCTATGGGCTACAAGCTGGCTGGCTGCGATGTGGTGGCGGCGAATGACATTGACCCGGAGATGGCGTGGCACTACCGAAAGAATGTTGATCCGCCGCATTACTTCCTGTGCCCAATCCGAAGCCTGCTTGATACAAGCCTGCCTCCAGAAGTCAGCGACCTAGACATTCTTGATGGCTCGCCGCCTTGCTCAACATTTAGTATGGCAGGCAGTCGGGAGAAGGCGTGGGGCAAGAAAAAGCACTTCCGCGAAGGGCAGGCAGAGCAAGTGCTGTCGGACTTGTTCTTTGACTACCTAGACGTTGTTGAACTGCTGCGCCCGAAGGTGGCGATTGCCGAGAATGTGAAAGGCATGATTGTCGGCAATGCCAAGGGCTACACGAAGATGGTGATGCAGCGATTCAAGCAGATAGGGTACGTTCCGCAACTCTTTCTGCTGAACGCTGCGGACTGTGGTGTTCCCCAGCGACGCGAGCGGGTTTTCTTCTGTGCAATCCGAAGCGATCTGGCGAGGCGGTCGCTCAAGTTGTGTCCCAAGATGCCTTGGGTAACGGCGGCCAAGGCGACTGCTGATTTGCAGGAACTGACTGCGGAAGAAATCGTCGCAACTGCCCCAAGTGCAATCGTCAGGAGGTGGTGGAAGAAAACGCGCCCAGGGGAAAGGTTCGAGCAGGCTGCCTTGAGGTACGGACACAAGCCAAAACTTTTCAACTACCCAAAACTTCATCCCGACTTTCCCTCTGTGACTCTAGTGTCACAGGGGCTCGACCAGATAAGCCACTGGTCGTGCTGTAGGTCTCTGACGTTCAGGGAGTGGAAGCGGCTTGGCTCTTTCCCGGATGACTACGTAGCGAAGGACGAGAAGATTGGAAAATACATGGTAGGCATGAGCGTGCCGCCGCGCATGACGCAGGCCGTTGCGTATGCGGTGATTGAGCAATGGCTAGATGGAGGTTCATATGGGCAAGCGAGGCCCACGCAAAGAGCCGACGATCATCAAGATCGCCAAGGGCAACCCCGGCAAAAGGCCGCTGAACAAAAGCGAACCAAAGCCGCCAAGCGATGACATCACGCCGCCCGAGTGGGTGACGGGCGTGGCCCGCGAGAAGTGGGATAACGTCGTGCCGAAACTCATCGGCATGGGCGTGATGACGAACGCCGATGTAGACACGATCGCCCGCTACTGCACGATGCACGAGCAGTTCGTGAAGTACCTCGACCAGTGCCGTCGCGGTCTTGATGTGCTCGTGATACGTGACGAGGCCGGTAAAGTGAAGTACATGCAGTCAACGCCTGCCGCGACGATGCTGTCGAAGTTGGCCGCGTCGATGCTGCGGATCGAGCAAGAGTTCGGGCTGACTCCATCGGCCAGGAGCGGTTTGAGTGGCACGCAAGGCCAACAACAAGAGAGCGTCATCGAGAAGTTCAGACGCCTCAAGGCTGCCTCTGAGACGGCAGGCTGAAGCGGTCGCGGGCTACCGCTGGGATGAAACGAAAGCCCAGTTGGTGATCGACTTCCTAGAGTCGGTCTGCGTCCACACAAAGGACTCCCCGACCGCCAAGGCTGGCGAGCCGATGCGGCTCCTTGAGTGGCACAAGCAGGATGTGATCGAGCCGCTCTATGGGTGGCGAACCGAGGAAGGGCTGCGGCGGTATCGGCTCGCCTACATCGAAGTGCCGAAAAAAAATGCCAAGTCAACGCTCCTCTCGTGCCTCTCGATCTGGCACTTGCTGATGGAGGGCGAGGGCGAGCTCGGGTGCATCGCGGCGAAGGATCGCAACCAAGCGGCGATCATATTTGACGAGACCGCCGCGATGGTGAAGCGGTCGCCCGAACTGGCAGCGTCGCTTGAGGTGGTCGATTCGCGGAAGACGATCGTCTGCCAGCAAACCGGATCGAGCCTGCGGGTGATCTCGCGAGATGCCGGGGCGGCGGAAGGCCCGTCCTACTCGTTCGTCTTCTGCGACGAACTGCACGCGTGGCCCGACCGGCGGCTCTTCGAGGCACTCCGCTATTCGGGCCGCTCCAGGCGCGAGCCGCTCCTCGCGACGATCTCAACGGCGGGCGATCGGCGTGACACGATTTGCTGGGAGCAGCACGAATATGCCGAGTTGACCGCTGCCGATCCGAACTACGATCCCCGATTCTATGGGAAGATTTTCGGAGCGAGAACCGACGGGAGCGATGACTACTTCGACCCGGCGGTGTGGCGGCGGGTGAATCCCGGCATGGGCGTCACCATGACCGAGGAATCATTCGCGGCGGATGCCCGCGAGGCGAAGAACAAAGCGACCAAGCTCAACGGATGGCTCCGCTACTCGCTCGGGGTGTGGACTGAGAGCACGAACCGCTGGCTCGATCCCGAGAAGTGGGCCGCGTGCTCGGGTGGCCCGACCTCACCCTTCGCGGGGCGGAAGTGCATCCTCGGGATGGACTTGTCGAAGTCAACCGACCTCTCCGCGATGATCGCTCTCTTCCCGTGCGAGGGTGACGAGTTCGAGGTCGATGCGATGTTCTGGGCTCCCCGCGATCTCATCATGGAGCGGGAGCGAACCGACCGCCAGCCGTTCCAGCACTGGGTGAGCTCCGGGTACATCACGGCAACCGACGGGAACGTGATCGACCACTCGAAGATCCGCGAGTACGTGCTTGAGTACGCGAAGACGCACCAGATCGAGCACATCTACATGGATCTCACCGGGGCGGTGCAACTTGCCGTGGAACTGCAAGGGGCGGGGCTGAAGGTGGCAGGATGGAGCCAAGGCTTCCGAGGCATGAGCTCGGGTACTAAGAGGCTCGAATCTCTGGTGCTTCAGAACCGCATCCGCCACGGTGGCAACCCAGTGCTCTCGTGGATGTCGGCGAATGTGACGGTGGAGACGAACTCGTTTGAGGACGTTCGGCCGGTGAAGAAGAAGAGCACGGGCCGCATTGACGGGATCGTGGCTCTGATCTTCGCCCTGGGCGGCTGGGAGTCATCGCAGATCACCAACAAGCCCGCAGCCGAACCCTCCATCCTGCTCATATGATCGCCCCAACCGCTCGCATCTTGTGGCTCCCCGGCGAAGACTCCCGCAACTGGGATTATGAGTCGGGCGGCTGGGCTGGTGGCAACCGCAACCCGTCGGGCGTGAAGGTGGACGCCGAGACGGCACTCCGCTCGACGGTCGTGCTCGCGTGCATCCGCGTGCTCTCGACCAGCGTCGCGGGGCTCCCGCTGCATCTCTACCGGCGGCTGTCGGGTGGCGGGAAAGAAATCGCCCGCGAGCATCCGCTCTATCGGCTCCTGCACTCGCAGCCGAACTCGTGGCAGACCTCGTTCGAGTGGCGTGAGCAGATGATGCTGCACTTGCTCTCGCATGGGTTCGCTCTCGATGAGAAGGTCTACAGCGGCGGGACGATCAGCGAGATTGTGCCGCTGCACCCGAGCCGCGTGAAGACCGAGCAACTCGAAAACAACCGGCTCCGGTACACGTATCGCGAAGCGTCGGGATCATCGACGGTCTACACGCAAGACGCAATCCTCGCGGTGCGGGGGATGAGCGATGACGGCGTAAACGGCATGAGCATGATCGAGCTTGCCCGCGATGCGATTGGGCTGGCTCGGGCTCTGGAGATCCACGGGGCGACGTTCTTTGGCAACGGGGCTCGTCCGGGGGTGATCCTTTCCACCGATCAGATGCTCTCGCCCGAGGCTGCCGAGAACACGCGGAACCAGTGGGAGCGGGCTCATCGCGGTGCCGACCGGGCACACAAGACGGCGGTGCTGCAGGGCGGGCTCAAGGTGAGCGAGCTCGGCGGCAACAACCAGGAGGCTCAGTACCTGGAGGCTCGGAGGTTCGCCGTCGAGGAGTGTACTCGAATCTTTGGCGTGCCCGGTCATCTTGTGGGCGATTTGACCAGAAGCTCGTTTTCAAACATCGAGCAGCAAAGCCAAGATTTCCTCACCAACGGGTTGATGCCTTGGCTTCGCCGCATTGAGTCTTCGATCGCTCGCGACTTGCTCGAAGGCGACGAGGAGTATTTCGCGGAGTTCGACACGCGTGGCTTCCTGCGTGCCGACGCCACGACCCGCTCGGCGTACTACAACACGCTCTGGAATCTGGGCGTGGCGAGCGTGAATGAGATCCGCTCGTGGGAGAACATGAACCCCGTCGAAGGCGGCGACACGCGGTTCGTCCAGCTCAACATGACCACGCTGGAGAAGGCAGCGGCTGTCCCCGAGCCAATGCCCGCGACCGTGGTCGAAGAGATCGTGGTAGACGAGACCGCTCCGGCTGCCGAGCCGGTCGCAGATGCGACCCCGGCCCAGGCGGATGAACCGCAACTCGCCGACGTTTCGCTCAATGGTGCCCAGATCACTGGCATCCTGGAGATCCTGACGCAAGTAAGTGGCGGGCTCCTGACCACCGACGCGGCTGGGGCGTTGATTCTCGCATCGTTCCCCAGCATCCCGCCCGCTTCGGTTGATCGCATTCTCGCGGGCACGAGCACGCAGGCTGCCGCTCCTGCGCCGGTCGCAGAGCCACCCGCTCCCGAGCCCGCCGCCGCCTCGCTCCCCGCGAGCCGGGCGATGACGATCTCCGTCGATTTCGATCGCACGTTCTCTGCCGATCCCCGGCTCTGGGGCGAGTTCGCCCGCAAGGCGGTCGCGGACGGCAATCGTGTCGTGATGATTTCTCGCAGGCCCGAGGCGGATCGAGAGGAGGTGATCTCATCTCTCGGCGACTACGCCGAGGCTTTCTCCGACGTGCTGCTCGTGGGTAGTGACACGCTCAAAGACGATGCGGCCCAGGCGGCCGGGATCGCCGTTGACGTGTGGGTGGACGATTCGCCTCAGTTCATTCGCAGCGAGCAGCGTGCTTCACCGGGTGCGGTCGCGGAGGGTGACTTCGTTTCGTGGGATTCGTCGGGCGGTCGTGCTCGCGGGCGGATCGACCATGTGATGGACTACGGCACGCTGGACATCCCCGGCACCGATTTCAAGATCGACGCGACCGAGGAAGACCCGGCCGCCCTCATCACGCTTTACGAAGAGGTGAGCGGCGGGTGGCGGGCGACCGAGACGCAAGTCGGTCACAAGGTGAGCACGCTCACGAAGATCGACCCGCTCCCCGAGCCGCCGCCGGTTGAGGAGAACGCCTACGGCAAGCCGAAGCGGAAGGGGCGGAAGCGTGGCAACTAGGTATGACCACATCGACTTCACGCCCCCGGCGGGCGTCAAGTCGGAAGCACAGAAAGGGCTCGATTGGCGAAGAGAGTTCGGCCGAGGCGGCACGGCAGTCGGCGTGGCTCGCGCAAGAGACCTGAGCAACGGCACGACGATCAGCCCCGAGACGGCACGCAGGATGAAGGCGTACTTCGATCGGCACGAGATCGACAAGCAAGGCGAAGGGTGGAGCCCGAGCCAGGACGGCTTCCCGTCGAACGGTCGGATAGCGTGGGCTCTGTGGGGTGGAGACTCGGGGTATTCATGGAGCAAAAAGTTGGTGAGGCAGATGAACGCAGCAGACGAAGGCGCAAGGAGTAACGCGATGAACATCGAGCGACGATCCCTGGCGATTGACGAGATCGAGTCGGCGGTGCCGCTGCTCGCGGTCGAGAGCCGCAGCGAGGACGGTGCCGAGCGGGAGTGGATCGTGGGCTACGCCGCGAAGTTCGGCGTCAACTCGCTCGAACTTGATGGCTCATTCATCGAGCGGATCGACCCCGCTGCCTTTGGCATTGTCGCCGAGCGGCGCGGCCGCAAAAAGCCGCTGGAGACGCGAGCTCTCTGGAATCACGACGCGAACTACCCGCTCGCCCGCTATCCCGGCACGCTCAAGATGACGGTCGATGAGGTCGGGCTGCGGTATGAGTTCCCTGTGCCCGACACGACCTACGGGCGAGACATCGCCAGCAACATTCGGGCGGGCATCGTCAAGGGCTCGTCATTCAGTTTCACCGTGCCCAGCGGCGGCGACTCGTGGGCGGTCGAGGATGGTCGCAGTGTGCGGACGATCCAGAAGATCGACACGCTGCTCGATGTCGGGCCGGTCACGTTCCCTGCGTATCCTGACGCCGATGTGACGGTGGCCCAACGGTCATTCGATCACTTCCGCCAAGAGCGGCGGCAGCACGAGGAAGCCCGCAAGTATCTCGCGGATCGGGCCGCGTTCTTTCGCGACGTTCTGAGGCAGCATGGCCGCTAGTGGTGATTCGTGCTCGCGTTGTCGCGAGGGCAAGTATGCCGTCGCGTCGAGTGTTCGCAGCGGCGAGTATCAGACTCGGTATCTGCGGTGCCAGCGGTGCGGCTGCACCGACAAGCAGATCGTGCCGGGCAGTGAAGTGCGGCGGAAGTCTTTTACTGCCGACGCACGCTAACTGCATGGTTTCGGGGCGTGGCTCCTAGTTTCGGGATAGGCGAACGCGATCGCGTTGCCGTGAACCCGAATACAGGAGCGATCCTCGTGGACAAGATCAAGGCACTGCTCGAAGAACTGGCCGCCGTTGTCGCCGAGATGGAGGCGATGACCGAGGACGCCCCCGAGGGTGAGGCTCCCGCCGAGCCGATGACCGAAGAGCAGGAGGCTTCGCTCCGCAGCCTGGAGCAGAAGGCCGACAAGCTGAAGGAGCGGATCGAGTTCCTGACTCGCGTGCAGGCGAAGGAACTCGAGCTCCGCAGCGTTCTGGAGCGTGCTGCTCCCGCCAAGAAGATCGAAGCCACCACCGAGGAGACTCCCGTGGAGAAGCGAACTGTGTTTGCCATGCCGAAGGCGTCGCGTCCCCTGCGTGGATTCCGCTCCGAGGAGCGTGCCTACCGTGCTGGCATGGCGATTCGTGCCGGTCTGTTCAACGACGACGAGGCCCGCCGTTGGTGCATGGATCACGGCGTCGAGAGCCGTGCCCAGGCTGGCGGCATCAACTCGCTCGGCGGTGTGCTGACCAACGACGAGCTGTCCAGCGAGATCATCCGGCTCGTGGAGGAGTTCGGTGCCTTCCCGGCGAACGCCCGCAACGTCGCGATGAACAGCGACACGCTGCTCATCGCCCGTCGCACCGGCGGTCTTTCGGCTCGCCCGATCGGCGAGAACGCGGCTCCCACCACGAGCGACGTGACGTTCGACAACGTGCAACTTGTCGCCAAGCTCTGGGGCGTCGATAACCGCGTGCCGATGTCGCTGATCGAAGACTCGGTGATCAACCTTGCCGATGCAATGGCGGTCGAGGTGGCCCAGGCTTACGCCGAGGCGTTTGACAACGCCGGGTTTATCGGAACCGGGGCGGGGGCCGTGTATCACGGCACGGTCGGCGTGGCGGTCTCGATCAACGACGGCACGCACTCGGCGGGCGTCGTGACGGCTGACACGGGCAATAACAAGTTCGACAACCTCGATCTGCTGGACTACACGAACGTGGTCGCCCGGCTGCCGCTGTACGCTCGGCGGAATGCCAAGTGGTACATCAGCCCGGCGGGCTACGGCTCCTCGATGCTGCGGCTCCTCATGGCTGCCGGTGGCAACAACGGAGCCGATGTGGCCGGTGGCGGCGGGCTCCAGTTCCTGGGCTTCCCGGTGGTGCTGACGCATCCGCTGGAGAGCCGCCTCACCGGCACGGGTTCGGCGATCGCCTGCCTGTTCGGTGATCTGTCGCAGGCTTGCACGATGGGCACGCGGCGTGAGGTCACGGTGAAGACCGACTCCAGCCGGTTCATCGAGTTCGACCAGCTTCTGACCTTCGCGACCGCTCGCGTGGCGATGGTCGCCCACGACCTTGGTGACACCAGCAAGGCTGGCCCGATCGTCGCCCTCAAGTTCGCCTCGTGATCTTTGACCCTCTAGGAGACTCCAGAACGTGAACCATCTCGAATCCACCAAGACGGTCGTCGGCACGACGGTGACGAGCTCGGCTGGCACCGCGACCCTGACCATCGACACCATGGGCTATGACTACGCCTCGGTCGATGTGGTCGTGGCGATCAGTGCGACCGCTGGGCATACGGCGGCGTCGATTCTGAACGTGCTGACGCTCTCGCAGGGCGACACCACTACGGCGGGCTCCTCGGTCTACACCGTGGCGGTTCCCGCCGCGAGCGTGGCCGTGACGAGCCAGCCCAGCGTGGTTCGGTTCGATGTCGATATGCGGGGCAAGAGCCGGTATCTGAAGATCGACGCGACCCCGGCCCAGAGCCTTGCGACCACGATCGTGGGTCGGCTCGGCAAGGGCGAGATCGCCCCCGAGTCAGCTTCCGCCAAGGGTGCCCTCGCGAAGTACACCGGCTGACGCTTGACAGCCTCGACACAGTGGATGGCGGGTGCGGCATGAGCCGTGCCCGCCATCTCTGTTTGAGGGCTCCATGATCGTCAAGGTCGGCGGCACAGATGTCGATGTTCGGATCGAGTGCGTGATGAGCGGCCCGCGATTCGGCCCGCTCGCGAATCTCTTCGGCTGGGCTCAAGCCCTCATGCCGCTGGGCATCCGCCCGACGCTCGGGCAGGGGGCTCTCTGGGGGCAAGTGCTCCAGCGGTGCATGGAGCAGTTCATCGACTCGACCGAGTACATCCTTTGCACAGACTTCGATTCGTTCTGGGGGCAGCGTGAAGTCTCCGAACTCGTCGCCCTGGCGATGGCGTTTCAGTGCGACGCCCTCGCCCCGCTGCAAGTGAAGAGGGAGGACGGTCGCCCGATGTTCACGTTGCCCGGCACACTCGACAAACCGCCCGAGGGCGGGGCGACCGAGTTGCCGATGTCGTGGTTCGCGGAGCCTGTGCAGGAAGTCGACTCGGCGCACTTCGGCTGCACGCTGATCTCGACGCGGGCTCTGAAGCGGACGCCGAAGCCTTGGTTTCAAGACCAGCCCAACGCCAAGGGCGAGTACGGCGACGGGCGGATCGACGCCGACATTCACTTCTGGCGGCAGTTTCGAGCCGCTGGGAATCGCGTCTACATCACGCCCCGCGTCTCGATCGGCCACGGTGAGTATGTATCGGTCTGGCCGAGCAAGGATCTACAGTCTCCGGTGTTTCAGTACGTGGGCGACTACACCGCGAACGGTAAGCCGAAAACTGCATGGAGTCTCCCGAAATCGTGAAAATCAAACTGGTACAGAACTACTCGACCTACACGGTCGGGCGGGTGGTCGAGTGCGAGAACGAGACAGCGGAGCGGCTCATCCGCGACGGCATCGCCGTGCGAGAGTCGCAGATGGATCTGATCGAGACGGCGACAGCCGAGCCCGAGGTCGAGCGGGCTGACGCACGACCGCGACGCGGCAGGAAACCGAATGCGATACCGCAGCCTCAAGACTCTGACTCAGCCGACGGTTGAGCCGGTCTCGCTCGCCGAAGCGAAGTCGCACTGCCGGGTCGATACCGACGCCGACGATGCTCTGATCTCCGCGTACATCAAGGCGGCTCGCGAGTGGTGCGAGGCGTACTGCGACGAGACGTTCGTTCATGCCCAGTACCGCATGACGCTCGATTCGTTCCCCGTGGAGATCGAGCTTCCTCGGCCACCGATGGCATCGGCTGGCACGGCCACGGCGGTGAGCGTGACCTACACGCTGGAGAACCAGAGCACCGCGACGCTCTCGACCTCCGAGTACCGCGTTGATCGAGACAGCGTGCCCGGCGTTCTCCGCACGAACTACAACGGCTCCTGGCCCTCGCATCTTCTCGATTACAACGCCGTGACGGTCACATGGTGGGGCGGTCGTGACGCGACCGGGGCAAGCACCCCGCAGCGGGTGAAGAACGCGATCCTCTGGCTCGTGGGCATGTGGTATGAGCGGCGGATGGCGGCAGACGCGGTGAGCCTCTCGGAGATCCCGTTCGGCGTGAAGTCGCTGCTCGATTCCGCCAAGTGGGGCAGCTACCGATGAGCGTGTCGGGTCGCATCGCGATCGACGTTGAGTTCCTCGACCGCACGAGCACGGCGGCCGGGAGCTCGCTGAACACGCTCACGCTGCGGGATGCAACGGAGTACGCGTCGGGCAAGGTGGCTGTTATCGCCGGAACGTGCGGCACCGCAGCGGTGACGATTACTCTTGCCCCGACTTCATATAGGGATGCGTCTGGCGGTTTTGTGTCGTTTTCGGATGTGTTTCGCATTGCATTCGCAGCCGATTCGTCTTCGTCCTGCAACGCTGACGGCGAAGATCAGCAGCTTTTGTCCAGTGGAAGCCGAGCCTGCGTCACCGATGTATCGACGCCAACATCCTTGAGCGTGCGCCGAATCGGCACATCCGGCACCGCGTCCTACACACTCGTGATCTATGGAACATGAGGCACGAGCATGAGCGACGTTCGCGGCAAGTTCGTGATCGACGTTGACTTCACCGACCGCACCACGGCGACAGGCGTGCAGCGGATGAAGCTCGTGTCGCTTGCGTCTGCCACCGAGTACCCCGACGGCAAGGTGGCGGTCGTGTCGGGCACGGTCGGCACGGCGGTTGTGAGCGTGCCCGTCGCCCCCACGACCTACCGCAACGCAGCGGGGAATCTGGTCTCGTTCGGCAGCGTTTCGCGGGTGGCGTTCCAGGCGAGCGGGCCGACGCTTGTGGCGTGCGACGGCATAGGCGGGTGCGGGGTGAATGATTGGACGATTTACTCGCGAGCGGGACAGGTTGCGGTTTCCGAGGCGATAGAGACCGCATCGTTCTCGATCAGTGTGTTCGGCACCGCTGGCACCTCTTCCTACACGCTGGTGATGTATGGCACTTGACCCCGGTCGCCTTCGCGAGCGGATCACGATTCAGCAGGCGACCGAGCGACGCAACTCGCTCGGGGAGAGCACCCTGGAATGGGCGACGTTCGCGACGCGGTGGGCGAGCGTCGAAGGGCTCTCGTCTCGCGAGGTGCTGCTCCTGGGGCAGCAGCAGACCGACGGCACGCACCGCGTGAGGCTGCGGTATGTGACGGGGCTTGTGCAGACGATGCGGCTTTTGTGGCGTGGTCGGGTGCTGGAGATCACGACGCTGCTCGAACACGCGAATCGCAGCGAGCACGAGTTGCTGTGCCAAGAGAGGGTGGACTGATGGCTGTCGCAGGGATCGAGATCACCGCCGAGATGGCTGAACTGCGGCAGTTGCAGCAGGACATCGGCCGTCTGTTTTCGTTAGATGACAAAGCCCGCATTCTGAAGGCGGCGTTGACGAAGGCGATCGAGCCAGCGTTCCAGGCGTTGAAGCAAACCGCCCCGCTCGGGCCGACCGGCAACCTGCGGCGGGCGGTGGCGAAGAAGGTGATCGCCTACACGCGAGATGGGGCGGCCGTCGCGGTGCTGGGCTTTCGCCGGGCGGGGCTTGCTCGCTCGGAGAGTGCGGCAGGCGGCACGGTGCGATCCGGCCCTGACCGAGCGTTCCACCAGTGGTGGCTGGAAGAGGGGACGCAGGCCCGGCAAGTCAGCACGCTCTCGAACAAGCCCTACGGGAGAAAGGGGCATCTGCGTCGCATCAAGGGACGCCCTGCGGTTGAGGTTCGTCCGCACATCGTGCAAAAGGGGCAGGGTGGGTACATCGCTTCGAGTTTCAACCGGCTCGGGCCATTCAAGATGATCCGCACTGACGATGGTCGTGTTCAGACCGAGCCGGGCTATCCCAATGCGTTTTTTCGTAAAAGCAAAACGCCGATCACGATTCCGGCAATGAACCCCGGCGGAAGCGGCGAGCCGCCCCTCAAGGCTGCCTGGGGACGCACGCAGCCCACTGTCGCCGAGATCCTCCAGCGGGAACTGCGGCTGACGCTGGAGCAAGCCCTCGACACCCTCTCGCAGCGATCCACTGGAACCATCGGCACATGAGCGTGAAATCCCCCGAACGCCTGCTCGCTGACGCCCTGGCTGCCGCCCCGCTCGTGGCCGACTTGGTTGGCGATCGCGTCTACCCGGTCATCGCCCCCGCCTCGGCGGCGATCCCGTTCATTACGTGGCGGCGGCAGGCGGTGCAGCGGGAAGCGACCCTATCCGGCCCGTCTGGAATCGCGACCGTGACGCTCGCCGTGGATATGTACGCGACCACGTATGAGGGAGTAAGGGAACTCGCCGACCGCTGCCGGGAAACACTGGATGGTTTCAACGGGGCACTGGGAAACTGGATTTCGGTTCGCAACGTGTCGCTCCTCAGTGAGAGCGACGGGTTCGTACAGTTGGCGGGTGGCGAGTTGCCCGCCGTCTACAGCGTGACGCAGACCTACACCATTCTTTGGCAGGAGATCTAGCCCGTGCCTACGTTTTCGACCCCGCACGATACCGCATCCGGTGGAGCCACGAGCCTTGGCACTCAACTCACGCTGGGTGTGCAGGGTTACACCGTCACGAACATCGTCATCTCGAACACGAACCCCGCAGCGGGTGCCGATGCTCAGGTCGACATCGCGCACTTAGGTCAGACAACCGGCGAACTCGCTGCTCGGATGGAAACGCCGCTCGTGATTCCTGCGGAGGATGGCGGCTCGGGTCGGCAAGTTACGTTCGACTACATCGGCAAGATCGTCATCGCGGACGGCTCGACCGGTACGTACAAGCTCTCTGTTGCGGGCGCGATCCTTGTCGGCGGCACGACGGCGAGCTACTACACCGTGCAGTCTTCGACGCTCACGCTGGCGACCAACGATGCGATCCGGGGCCAGGGCGTCATCACGGTCGCTCGCTAGATGTAACGGGAGGCCAACGTGGCGATCCCGGCACAGGGCATGACGATCACCTGGGGCGGCGTCTCCCTCGTGGAAGTCCGCGAGATCGAGCTCAATCAAGAGCGAGGTCTCCCGCTTCAGCGGGACGGGACATGGACGCTCTCTCTGGGCACGGTGCGGCTCGCCAGTTTCTCGACTGCGGTTTTAGCCGAGTCAGAGTACGGCCGCCGGAAGCAGTTGGAGGTGCTGTGCCGTGCATCGACTGCTGCCGCCGCACCTGTCGTGAATCTATTTTCTCGCGATTGCATCTTCATGGATCGCATCGCTGCGGTGCAGGTGAACGACGCTGTGAGGTTTGACTACGCCTTCAGAATCATGGACACGGTTGGTGCGCCGTCAAACCCGTAGGAGAAAGTGCATGGCGATCCTGACAGCAGAGCAGATCCTCAAGGCAGATGACGCGAAACTCTTGGAGGTCGAGGTTCCCGAGTGGGGGGGCAGCGTCTACCTCCGAGTAATGAGCGTGGGCGAGCGAGACAGTTACGAACGGATGTGGATTGGCAAGCGAGAGACCGGCGTTGATAACTTCCGCACCGAGTATCTCGCTCGCGTGATCTGCAATGAGGACGGGAAGCTCCTGTTCAGCCGCGAGCAGATTGCCGCGCTGTCGAACAAGAGCGGATCGGTGATGTCGCGTTTGTTCGATGCCGCCATGAAGCACAACTACATGCAGGAGGATGCCGTAGAGCAGGCGGGAAAATCTTGAACATCTCGCCAGGGCGGAGGTTCCTGTTTGCCTTGGCGGGATTCTTGAAGATGTCCGTCTCTCGTCTATGCCGCGAGATGGATTCGCAGGAGCTCACCGAGTGGATGGCCTACACCCGCTACTACAAGGCACTACCTGACGATTGGCAGCAAGTCGGTTTGATTGCGTCATCAGTGCTGGCCCCGTACTCAAAAGATCGCGCACCTAAACCAGCCGATTTCGTTCCTCTTGAAAAGCCTCCGAATCATCCGCAGCAAGACCTCGATGCACTGATGGAGTTGCGTAGGCAGTTGGGTCATGGCTAATGTCCTCTCACTGGCGTTGCGGGTAACGGCTGACGCCAGCGGGCTCAAGCTCGACCCGGTGCAGCGTGCGCTCGTCGGCCTGGGCGACCAAGCCGACAAACTCACGGGTCAGTTCGCGAAGTTCACAGGCGGCAGTGAGGCAGCAGCGAAGGCACAAGAGCGGTTTGATCAACAGGCCCAAGGGCTCATCAACACGCTCCGCGACGGCGGCAGTGCCACAGAGTTCGCCGCTGGCTTTGAGCGGCTGACCGAGGCGGTGAACAAGGAAGCCGCCGCGTTCGAGCGTGCGGCTCGGATCACCGAAGCGAACCTGTCTCCGCTGGAGCGGTTCGACCGTGCCCAAGCGGAACTGAACGAACAGGTGAACGCTGGACGGATCTCGCTGGAGACCTACAACCGGGCGACCGAATCCGCTGCTAAAGGACTGACCGACGCGGAGCGTGCGGCTCGCGGTCTGGCGGTGCAGCAGAAAGAGATCGACACCGCAGCGGCAAGCACGACGCTCAAGTTCAACGAGCTCTCCGGCGTGTTCGCCGTGCTGCCCGGCCCACTAGGCAACATCGCTGGCAGGATCTCGGGCATCACAAGTGCCAGCGAGGGGCTGTCGCGGATCTTCGCTGGCGGCCTGCGGTCTGGCGTAGGCAATCTTGTCTCCTCATTTACATCGCTGATCACGCCAACCACTGCCGCCTTGGCTGGTATCGCTGCCCTCGGGGCTGGCGCATCATCGGTCGTGCGCGGTCTTCTGGCTCTAGAGGATCGGGTCGAGAAGCTCGGCAACACTGCCGACAAGCTCGGCGTCTCGTTCGAGTTCATTCAGACGCTTGAAGAGGCAGCAAACCGTAGCGGCACCAGCATTGACGCGGTAAGTTCGGCGTTCGGCCGTCTTCAGAAGTCGGTGCTCGGCGTGGATGAGGAAAGCAAGGCGGCGCAGAAAGCTCTTTCTGAGATCGGCGTGACGGCGGAAGAGTTGCAGTCGCTTTCGCCCGACGAGCAATACACCAAAATCGGCAAGGCAATCGCGGGCATTGAAGATCCGGCCCGTCGCACGGCGACGGCGACGGCTCTTTTCGGCCGGGCGGGTGCGGATCTGATCCCGTTCTTCAACAACATCGGCCCCGCAGCCGATGACATGCAGCGTTTTGGAGCAGCACTTAGCAGTACGGATCGGGACAGCATTGATTCCCTAGGCTCGGGGTTTGACCAGTTAGGCGTCGCGGTAAAAAGCCTTGGGCAGTCTGTGCTCCTGCCATTCGTCGGGATTGTTGAGGGTCTTGCGAAGACGCTCGCTGGCTTTATCAACGTGATCACGGCAGTGGCCCAGGCTTTCGGCAGTGTGTTGCGTCCAGTGCTCAATGAGTTCGGCGCACTGTTCGGCGGAATCGGAGACGGCATCAACTTTGTCACTTCGTACTTCCGCGACTTTTTTGGAAGTGCAGAAGAGGCTGCGCAAAAAGTAGAGGTTCTCCAGCAAACCGCTGGCAAGGCAACAAAGCTAGACGACAAGCCAGCTCGCGATTACGCGAACGCTGTCGATGGCATTCGCAAGAACCTGTCGGATGCTTTCAAGGAAGCAGTGAAGTTCGGAAATGAGGGGCTGAATGCTGCTCAAATCTACTCAGCAACCGTTGCGGATATTCAGCGACAGTTCGAGAGAGGCATCATTGGCGAGGATGCCTTCAAGGCAGCCATCGACAGGGCCAATGAGTCTTACAGTCAGCAGATAGAGGTTGTGCGGCGTGCCGCCGAAGAAGTGCAGCGTAAAGCCCAAGCAGAGCAAGAGGCTGTTGCGCGCATCATTGAATCCAACCTCGAAGCGATTCGTGTCCAAGAGCAGTTCGCTGGTGATTCGGGCCGTGCCCAGGCGGCCGAGAATGTTTTGCGGATCAATGACGAGTTTGAGCGGGTCGAACTGAGGATTCGCGAGGCACGGGCTGAAGGCGATCAAGCCACGGTAGACGCTCTCACGCAACGACTGTCGGTGCTTGATCAAGTCGCCGCTCGTGAGTCAGACATTGCGACTGGGGCACTGGCACAGCGGCAGGCTGAAGCCCAGGCGGCGGCAGAGGCAGTTGCCCAGCGGGAGCGTCTTGACGCCGAGGCCCGGCAGCGACGGCTCCAGGCAGAGCAGGAAATCGAGCGACAGATCGGAGCCGAGCGGCAACGCGTCAATCAGTTCGTGGACGAGCAGGTTGCACTTGCGGCGTTTGGGGGCAACCAGCAACGCCTCAACGCGTCGCTGCGGGTGGCCGAGATCGAGCGCGAGATTGTTCGCATTCAGTCGGACATCGACCTTGCACGCCAAGGCGGCGATCAGCGGGCGATTGATGCTGGCGTTCAACGCATCGCACAGTTGGATCAAGTCGCGGCGAAAGAGCGTGACATCGCCAACGGCCGAGCCGATGCCGAGGCAGAGATTCAACGCCAGAGAGATCAGACGGCTCGGGCTCAAGAGCAGGCTGTGGCCGAGCAGCAGAAATATCAAGAACGGCAACAACAGGCCGCCGCCCAGCAAGCCGAAGCCCAGCGAAAGGCTTTCGAGGAGCAGTCTCGGATCGCTGCTGCCGAGGCCGAGCGGCAGCAGAAGCGGATCGCCGCTCTCAATAGCGTGGGCACGCAGGCAGTGCAGGGTGGCGACATTCGCTCGCAGGAGGGTGCGAGGCAGTTCATTTCCGCTGCCGCGGGAGCCTTCGATCCCAACCTCGCCGAGCTTCGAGCACAGAGCAAACTTCTGCGGCAGATCGTCTTGAACTCGGGTGCTTTGCAGTACCTAGAGCAAGGGATTGGCCGCAGCGTGACATTACTGCGTGGGGGTGCATGATGGCCGTGATCGCACACTACGAACTGCCCCGCAAGGCAGAGTTCCGCATTGGTGAGTCGCCAGCCCTAGAGCGGAGATTTGTTTGCACGCTGGATAATCCCGGCGCGACAACGGTTGCCGAATGTGCCGCCGCCGTCGGCGTCGATATTCGTAATCGCCATCCCGAGTATTTTGGCGTGCCTTGCATTGGATTATCAATCAATGAGGCATATGACGAGTCGCGTTATCACGTCGAGTTTATTGCCTCCTATGAGTTCACGGATGATGTGCTCGAAAACGTCAGCCCGATCGCGAGACCGGATACGTGGTCTTTTGAGACGCAAGGCGTTGCAGTCGCGGCGTTCTACTACTACCCGCAAGACGGCGACAACAGCACTCGCGCGCCGCTCACCAACTCTGCGTATGACTATTTCGAGGGGCTGACGGTCGATGAGGCACAGACTCGCGTGGTGATCAGCGGGAATCGCGCGACGTTTCCGAATGCTCTTGCGACAACGCTGACTAATACGGTCAATCAGTTGCCCTGGCTTGGCGGTGCCGCACGAACTTGGAAGTGCATGGGCATTGCGGGGGAGTCGGCCAGGGAGCTTGTTGTGACGGATGTCGTGAACTTCTGGAAGATCACTACCACGCTGATGTACCGGCAGAGCGGCTGGGATCTTCTCCTGCCTGACATGGGGTTCAACTACCTCGCGGGCGGTCAGAAGCGTCGCGTGATGACATTTGATTTTGAGAACAGTGAGTGGGTTGCGAGCCCTGTTCCGATGGGGCTGAACGGCTCCGGTGCCCAGACGTTTGGAGCACCTGCAATCCTGACGCGTCGCGTCTTTCGTGAAGTCAACTTCGATCTCTACTTTGGAAACCCGCCGCCATGAGCAACATTCAATACTCGCTTAGTGTCAACGTCAATAAGGCTCCCTTTTCGTTGACGCTCAGTTCGGGCAATGTGACGGCGGTACAGAACACGGCTGGCGTGCTCGCCCAGACGCTGATTCTCAGCACAACGACATCCGCAGTGTCGACTGCTTCGGCGTCCGCACTGGGGTTCGCATTTCTGCGGAACATCGCAACTGCCACGGCGAGCACGGCAACGGTGAGCTTTGGGCGAGTGTCAGGCACGACGCTCTTCGATAGCGTGACGCTGCGGCCCGGTGAGGTTTCGTTCTTGAGGTTGTCGCCTGGGAACTACGCGGCCAGGGCTGCGGTTGCTGGTCTGCCGTTGCTGGTGCAGATTCTTGAGGACTGACCATGAGCGAAGATCGGGTCGTCTTCCTGCGTCCGGCCGCCGAACGAATCGCCAGCGTTGTTCGCAAGGTTGAGGCCGGAGCCCGAGACGAAGCTCCGCTGCGGTTCCGCAGGGTGGAGTCTTTGCGTGCGTCTTCGGTTCGTATGGCGCAGTTCTCGGGTGCGTGGCCGATCAATGCGCCGAAGGTAGTGACACTGCTCAACCAACCGAGAACGGTGCTTGCGAACAACATCCTTATCAATCTGCCAGATTCGTTCAATCGCAACTGTGCGATTGCGCGTGACGGGTCGGCGTGGTATCTCGTCAACTGGCAATGGGATACGGTCTACGCTGCGACGGCGGCAACGCTCACGACCTCTGCCTTGGAGTTCCGCACGATGATGGTCGGTGCGGTATCTACGAATCAGACGAGCGTCTTCACCATTTCGATTAGCACATGCGCCACGGCAACGACGTAACGCTATGGGGCTCACGGTATCCGGTAACGCGTTGGTGGTTCGCGACGGCAAGCTAGGCACGGAGCAGGCGTGCTGCTGCGAGCAGTGCGTCTGTCCTAATCTTTGCAGCGGAATCACATTCGACGTAGAAGCTTCAATCGGAGGCATGACGGTGAATGCCAGTGCCGCCATCCCAGGTACAGCAGTTGAGCGATTCGAGAAGGATGATGACTCTGGTGACTACATAGAAATCACTCTCGCCGTTGCGTGTGGGGAAGTTGGCCCCAACAACGAGTGCGGTTGGGGCTTCAGCGTCGGCGTCTGCTATCAGTCTGGCGGCATCGTAAACGGGGAGACCTTGCAGGCGTTTCAAGAAAAAGATTCAGACGGCTGCCCGGATGTTGGTGCCGTCGATCTTCAGTGCCTCGGTTTTTGCAGTGCCACGGTATCAGGCGAGGTGGCGTGAACGTCTACACGGCTACTGAGCGACGCAGTGAAGTGGCCGCAGTTTGGTGTGCCGCCGTTCGGGCCACGTTGTTGGATCGTCACGAGACGGTCGCGGCATACCAGATGGAGCCGCCTGTCGGCTGCGACCAGTACCTTCCGATCCATCATGCGGGTGCAGCCGCTGGCCCGTGGATCATTCGCACCGTTTTGCCCGGCGCGGGCATCCGCCTGTTCATTGAGGAGGACATGATCCCTGTATTGCCGTGGAGCGTCGACGACTACCCCGGCGAACTGCTCTATGCCGAGGGCTCGCCGAACAACCCGTGGCCGTCGTTTTATTTGGCTCGTGGCCGCCGGGGAGCACCGATCGCATTAGTGCCGCAGCGGTTCGTGCGGGATGGTGGCTGCCCTGACTGGTTGCCAGCGGATCTCTGCGAGCCCTCGCTTGCCGCGAACGCGAAGGTCTTGGGTCGCCACTTCCTCCACCTTGACAAAATGTACCGACCGAACGTGCCCGAGGCTGCCGCCAAGAATGATCTGCTTGAACTACTGCGGCAGCGGTTTGTAGACGCGCCGCCAGCCCGCCCCGGCCTGGGCGACATGGTATCGGCCGGGCTGTCTGCCATCGGCATTACGCCCGAGCGTGTAAGTGCGGCTCTCGGCGTGAAGGACTGCGGGTGCAAGAAACGAGCCGAGGCACTCACTCGGCTGGGTCGCAAGTTCGGGATCGGTTGACAGCCCTGCCACACTGCGACCGAGAGGGCGAGCCGTGGCAGAAGATCACCACATCACGATCGACGGTCGCCGCTGGTTGCTGCGGTTCACGCGACTGCGTGGCGACGCGATGGGGTGGACGTTCTTCGACAACGCCTCAAGCCCCAGGATCTTGATCGATGAGCGGCTCAAGGGCTCCCAGCGGCTTGAGACCATTCTCCACGAGATCGCCCATGCGGTTCTCGGGCCGACCGTCTCAGAGGAGGCGATCACTGAGCTCGCCCGCGTGCAGCGTCGCGTGCTCACGATGCTGAACGTGAAGGAGGTGCCGCGTGAGTGACATCGTTGACAAGATCAAAGCGGGCATCCCCGCGAGTCTGCGAACGAGTCAGTTGTGGCATCAGCGTGTAACGCCCGAGCAGAAGGAGTTGCTCGATGCGATAGCGTCTGCGTGGCTTGCTGGCGAGCTCGGACATTCGGCCCGTGCGGTCTCGGTGAGTGCATCCCAGCGGTTGCGTGAGCACGGCATCCACATCGGCCCGTATGGAGTGCGTGAATGGCTGGGCGAGCTCAAAAGGTCGTGAAGCAGATCGCCGCCGAGGCGAACGGTGGCAAGGTCACGATCGAAGAAGTGACGCAGCGGCAGACGCCCGAGGGCATGGAAGCCCGTAGCGTTTCGGATCGCATCCGCACCGTCGATGATCTTCTGCGGCACATCGAAGCGGACATGAGCCGATTCGAGATCGCCGTCAGTGAGGCGACGAAGTGGGAAGGATTGACCGCCGATCGCGAGACGGGTGAGCCGGTCGTGACCGAGTTGCATCGCGTGTTCGTGCGGCTGCGACCGAAAGCCGGGCCGGGGATCACCGAGGCTGTCGCTGCGATGATTGACGCGGCGAAGCGTGAGATCCGCCAGCCGAAGATCAAGGGGCACGGCAAGTCGCGGGCGGGGCTCTGGCAAGTGCTGGTGGTGTCGGACACTCATTTTGGGAATCGGTCGTGGCGGGGCACTACTGGCAGCGATTGGGATCTCGCGATTGCCGAGCGGGTTGTCGGCGACGCGGCAGGCGAGCTCCTGGCGGTGGGCGACCCCCACAAGCCCGCGAGGCGCACGATCGCCCTGCTTGGCGATCTCTTTCACGTTGACACGCCAAGCGGCACGACCACTAGCGGCACGCCGCTGGAACGCGATGGACGGCTGCAAAAGATGCTCGACGTTGGCACGACCACGATCTTGCGAATCATCGAGCGATCCGCAGAGACCGTGCCGACCGATGTCGTGCTCGTGCATGGGAACCATGACGAGAGTTTGAGTTGGGCATTTCATCGCCTGCTCTTGGAGCGATACCGCAGCGACCAGCGGATCACGATCGAAGGCCAATACACCGGGCGGAAGTACCTCTCGCACGGGCGGAACCTGCTCGGCTTCGCCCACGGGCATCGGGCGAAGAAGAAACTCCCGCAACTCATGGCGATCGAGGCTGCGTCCCAGTGGGCAGCGTGCCCATACCGCGAGTTTCACACCGGGCACTACCACTCCACGGCGGCCGAGTGGTCGCGGCCTATCGAGACGATCGACGGTGTGCTCGTGAGAACGGCACCCTCGCTCTGCGCCAGTGATGATTGGCACCATAGCCTTGGGTTCCTCAACGCTAGACAAGCGATGGAAACTTTCCTTTACGCCCACGACGGCGGGATGATTGCGACGCACGTAGCAGGCCCGAGAAAGGAACTCACATGACGGCGGCGATTTTAGAGAAGGCGAACCAGGCGATGCGGATGGCAGTGCGAGAGCGGCTCGAGAACACCGACCCGAACGATGAGAAGCTCATTGGATACAAGATCGACCAGGGCGACCCCGAGCCGACGCCGTGCTGCGAGGGGCAGCGGTTTCGCGGCGACTCGCTCTTGCGTGATGATGTTCATCCGACATCGCAGGCGTTCTTCGATCTGTGCGACGCGTTGAAGGAGATGCACCGCCGCAAGAGCCGAGACTACGGTTGCCCGAGTGGCGAAGACCCACTCGCGAACATCCGCAACGGGGCGAAGTTCGTCGGCATCCCATCGTGGAAGGGGGCGATGGTTAGGCTCTCCGACAAGGTGACGCGACTCGCGGCGTACAACGCAACCGGGCGGCTGGAGAACGAGTCGCTCGAAGACAATCTGTTCGATCTCGCGAGCTACTCGCTGCTTGCCCTTTTGCTTCACCGCGAGGAACACCGTGGATCGTGAGCCCCTGACCGACGCGTACCTCGCAGAGTGCGAGCAGCGAGCACGCCGGTTCTCGGGCTGCTGGGATGCTGGCACCTCGGGCCAACTGGCGGCGGATGTGATGCGGATGATCTTCGAGGTGCGACGGCTCAAAGTGCAGGCGGCGTACCGCGACAACCTACGGCGACCCATGCCCGCGTTGGGCTATCTCGCCGACTGAGACGCCGAATCAATGGCAGCGAAGGATTGCAGCGTGATTGAAATCGAACTGACGATGCCCGAGTTCAACCTTGCCTTGAGTGCCGCACAGATGCGGATCATGGCTAGTGCGATGCAGCGTCTCAATCACGCGACCACCTACCAGCGAACGCTGGTCAAACGATTGGAAGAGGAAGTCATCGGAGCGTGTGGCGAGATCGCGGTCGGCAAATGGAAGGGCAAGTGGTTCGTGCCGAGCGTGAACACGTTTCATCGCGTGCCGGATTGTCTCGATGATGTAGAGGTGAGAGCGACGGCACTTCCCGATGGGCATTTGATTGTGCGAGAAAACGACGCCGATGACCGTCGATTCGTTCTCGCTCTTGTTGATGGCGAGCATGTGCGTCTGGTCGGCTGGTTGCACGGCCGCGACGCCAAGAGGCCCGAGTGGGTGCGAGACCCGCACGGCCAGCGAGAGGCGTGGTTCGTGCCGCAAGGTGCCTTGAGAGATATGGATGAGTTGAGTTGACCGGCGATGCCTGTCGCCCGAGCGACGGGCAGCCGAGCATGAGCCGGGCCGGGGCTTGAGCGGCGGGGGCTTTCTCCCTTTCACCCCGCCGCTCGCCCTGTGCCGGTGGGTACGCCGAATGTACCCACCCCCGGTTTTCCCCGGCGAAACGGCGTCACGCCGCAGGCTCGGCGGGCGGCTCTTCAAGCCCCGCTGCCCAGCCCCCCACGAGCCCCTGGCGGTAGTGGCCGACCATTTCGACCGGCACGCCCGCCCCCGCCGCCAGAGCGTCTATAGAAGCCCGTGCCGGGCACGGCTCCCCTCGGGCTACGAGATCCCGGCCCGCCAGCCGACCAGCCCGCAGGGCGGATTCTCGGGCGTCTGCCACGGGATCGGGGGGCTCCTGCCCGAGATCGAGGTGCGGCAGCATATCGAGGTGGCTGCGGGTCGGTTTCGCGATGGTCTGATCCACGTAGTGCTGCTGGGTTGTGGTGGCACTTGCGTGCCCCAGGGCGGCGGCGGCTTCAGAGAGCCCGCCAGCGGCCGCGATGTAGGAGGCGGCAGCACGCCGCAGCCCGTGGTATCCGCGAGGTTGCACGTTAGCCCGCTTGCAGATCCCACGCAGATGTCCCCAGAGATGCGTGGGCGTGCGATCCCATCTCCACACGAGCCGTCGCTCGCCAGCATCCCGGCGAAGATCGGCGAGCCAACCGGCGGTGATCGAGGAGATCGGTCTGAGCAAGTCTTGGTGCGCCCCCTTCCGGTTCTCGGCCCGCAGAAGAACCGTCCGCTCGGGCAGATCGACATCCCGCCACTCGACCGCGAGCAACGCGCCGACCCGCTCGGCGGTCTCGAACGCAGCCCGCACGAGCGAGGCGTGCCAGATCGACGCCGGGCGACCGTCGATGCCGCCGTGGGTGGCGAGGCAGGCCCGCAGGAGGGCAGCTACCTCATGATCCCGGTATGCCCGAGGCACTCGGCGGGGAGCTCGCATCGGCGGCAGCACAGCGGCCGGGGCGACCTCAACGCGACGCAGGCGAAACAAATGATTCCAGAGGGCGGCGATGTGGGTGCGATCCTTCAAGGCGGTCGCTGCCGAGACTTTCGCCTTCCTCGCGGAGAGAAACCGCTGCACGGCGATGCCGGTCAGGTCGGGCACCGCAGGCTCGTGCCCCAGGTGCTCGGCGAACCTCTGGAGGGAGAGCCGGAACTGCGTCAGGGCTTTGGGCTTCAGCCCTCGCAGGGGTGCGTAGTCTGCGTCGAGGATCGAGCGGAGCGTTTCGGGATCGTGCATTTTCCAGCCTCCAGGGGCATGAAGACGGTATCACACCTGTACATATGTGAACCCCCATCGTCTCCACTCGCGTTCTGTTCAGTAGTGGATGGTACGGCGCGACGCTGGCGGAAGGCAAAAGACGTTCTCGGAGCCCTTGTTTTGCGGCTCGGAAGTTTGCATTTGGTTTGACCTGTCGATACGATCGGGGCATGGTTGCGATGGCTGATCCGTTTACGGACTACATGACGGTGCGGGATGTGATGTCGGCGATCAAAGCGCGATCGCACAGCACCGTGCTGCGGCTGACCTACGAAGAGGACAAGACCTCAACCGCTCCAGGCGACCGCCCGCTTGCTGGGGTGAAGATCCCAGGCCACGGCTGGATGATCCGCCGCAGTGCCGTGGCGGCATTCCTTGCGGAAGACGCCCGGCGGAAGCGGGGGGTCGGCTTCCCGAGGGGGCGAACCAGGGCAGAACCCGCCCCGAAAGTCTCCTCGAAGCCCGCCGCAGCCACCGGCCGGAAGGCGAAAAAGGCTACGAAAAAGCGGCGTTCCCGCTGATTTCTAGGAAAATCAGATTTTTTTGGATTCCCCCTCTTGTATATCGACAGGTCTGTCGATATCATTGGGGCACACGCGAGCGAATGAGACTCGCGGGACACGCAAGCAAGGGAGACCGAAACCATGATCGCCACCACGACCCGCACCAAGAAGATCACCGTCGCTACCGTCAAGTCGTTTATCCGTAAGGCCAAGGCAGCGGGCACGCTGCTCGTCCGCTGCGACTCCAGCTTCGACGGCATGACCGATTGCGTGGAGCGGAACCGCGACGCCAAGTTCTTCGCCCCGCAAGACGAGCGGGATCACGGGAACAACATGGGTCTTCGCGGAATCTACTTCGTCGGTCAGTCTCGCGATTGGTGCAAGGCGTTCGATGATGGCGAGCACGCTGGCTTCGAGGTCTCGAACTGCTGCGGCTCGTGGGTGGTGGCGACCAAGAAACCCGCCGCGACCGCTGCCGACAAGAACGCACAGATCAGCCGCATGATTCTGAAAAAGGTTGCGGCGGGCGTGACGCTGGCTGAAGCCTTCGACGCCGTGCTCGGAGCGGGCCGGTTCGATGAGGTGGTGAGCAGCGTCTATGAGACGCTGCGGAACTGAGCGACACACCCCGCCCGCTGGCACCTGGGCCAGCGGGCACGACAGCGAAGGATCTTGCGAATGCACATCGCCTGGAAACCTGATCGGCACCACTTCATCTGTCGCATTCAAGAGCCCGAATGCTGCTACGTCGTCAAACGCAGCAGGCTTGAGCAAAGTTGGTGCGACAAGGAACATCAAGACCCTCGCCGAACTAGGCGAAGCCGTTTTGCTGGAACTTGGGTCTCTTACACGTTTCGCGCAGGCACTTGTCGCGGATGGACGCCGTACGAGATTGCTCGCCCTGGGCTGGCTCGACGCCTCGGCCAGTTGCTCAAAAGCAGGATGTTTGACACTTGCTATCGGTGGTCTGCCGAATCGCTGCCGGTCTCGCCAGCAAGCATGGCAAAAGACTATCTCGGGTGCAGCCTTTCGGCTCTTGTGGAGAAGTTCGAGCATCAGTTTCAAGACGGCATGACTTGGGACAACTTCGGGGCTCGCGGATGGGTCATCGACCACATTCTGCCGGTCTCCCGGTTTGACTTCCGCAAGATCAGCCACATCCGGCGAGCCTGCCACTACCGCAATCTGCGGCCGTGCTGGGAAGCCGAGAACATCCGCAAAGGCAATCGGCTCATGCCTTGTTGAGCCGCGATGATTGAAACCACCAGGGCAAGGAGGCCCACCATGAACGCTGATTTCTGGCTCGAACTCGCCGTCATCCTGCTACGAATCCTCGCCGCAGGAATCGGGGGTTGACCAATATCGACAGACTCGTTTATACATATCGCCAGACCAGACGATAGGCGAACGAAAACGCCTTGTTTTCCTCGGGCAAAACGCTGGGAAAAAAAGTCGCTTGACCGAGCAAACGAGGGGCGTAGGATACGCCCCCTCAGTGATGGACAGATGACCAGTACCGCACCTAGAAGGGAGTCGAAACGCATGGACGCAAACAGGATGCACGGCGACGCCGAAGCCGCCGCCGCGATCGCCGCGATGAACGAGATCTACATCAGCGGATGGAGGCCCGAGCCGGGCGACATGGTTCGCGTGCCCCGGCCGTTCTACGGCACGCACTACATCGGCCGCGTCGCCGAGAACGTCGGCGAGCGGTGGCTCGTGGACACGCCCGACGGGCGGCTTGAGTTCTTGCTCGATGAGATCGAGCGGGTTCGCTGACGCACAACAGGAGAGCCGGTGGAACCGGCGAAGCCCAGGAAGGGATCGGGCCGCTGACCTAGGACGGGGACGCGGCTTTTCATCAACGGACGAAAGGGAAGCGAATGGACGCGAGCGAATGGATGCCAGCGGGGTTTGTGCCGCTGGCCGATTGGGACTACCGCAGTCGCGGAAAGGGTGACGGACACTCGCCGGACTACAAGCAACTGCGAGATGCCTTCCGCCAGCGAAAGATTCCAGGGTTGCAGACCGGCGGCGAGCGTGGCCGCGTCTACGTTCACAAGCAGTCGGCGACGCAGTACCTCGCGGAAACCGCGATCGCCGAGGCGGCGGTGCCGGTTGAGCCTGTCGTAAGTCAGCCCGCGCAGACCGGCGACACCGCGATTGCAGCGTTGACTGCCGTGCTCTCTGCATTAGCGACGAGCCAGATGTCGCTGGTCGCTGAAGTCGAACGGATCGCGATCGCCGTCGAGTCGATCGCATCGCATCCCAAGACGCCGCACGCGGAACTGATGCAGACGATCGGCAGCAACGGCTTTCACTCCTGACTCAACAACAGAAACGAAAGGAACTCGACAGATGGTTCAGATCAGAAAAGCCCGCCGCTCGGCAACGAAACTGCGGCTCTTGCTCACCGGCCCTAGCGGTGCGGGCAAGACGTTCGGAGCGTTGCTCGTGGCGAAGGGGCTCGGCTCCCAGCGGACGATCGTCATCGACACCGAGCAGGGTTCGAGCGATCTCTACGACCGGCTGCACGACTTCGATGTGATCGATGTCGCCCCGCCGTTTACGCCCGAGGCGTACATCGAGGCGATCGACGCGGCCGAAGCGGCCGGTGCCGACTGCATCGTGATCGACTCGATCAGTCACGAGTGGAACGGGAAGGGGGGCTGCTTGGAACTCGTGGATGAGATCGCGAGAGCGAAGTTCAAGGGCAACACATGGAGTGCCTGGAGCGAGCTCACCCCGCGTCACCGAGCGTTCATCGACCGGATGCTCCGCAGTTCGGCCCACATCATCGCGACGGGCCGGGCGAAAACCGAGACGGCGCAGGTCGATGACCACGGGCGGAAGAAGGTGGTCAAGCTCGGCATGAAGCTCGAAAGCCGCGACGGTGCCGAGTATGAGTTCACGACCGTTCTCGACATCGTTCACGACGGGCACTTCGCGGTCGCGTCGAAAGACCGCACCGGCATCTTCGGCGGCGATCCCAAGCCGATCAGCGTCGAGACCGGCAAGGCTTTCGCCGAGTGGCTCGCGGGTGGCACGTCGACCGTGACGCCGCCGAGCGAGAAGTACCTCCAGGCGGCCGCGTTCATCGGCAAGGCCGCGACCGACGCGGATCTCCGTAAGGCGACCAAGGCGATCGACGGGTACGTGGTCGCCGGGCAACTGACCAGCGACGAGTGGTCGCGTCTCACCGACGCGATCAACGAGCGGCTGGCCGCGATCGAGACCACGGCGGGCGAGCCCGCTGCGACTGAGTGACGAACGGAACGGAATCGACCCCCACCCTACGGAAAGGAACCGCCAGATGGATTTCGTGATTGACGATCAGCCGACCGAGACCGTGACGCACGAGCGGGCGATCGTGCCGCCTGGGCGGCACGAGATGTGCGTGAAGCTGTGCGAGGAAGGCACGAACGAGTACAAGCGGCACGAGACGAACCCGCACGGGAACTGCCTCAAGCTGCGGCTCGCGACGGTCGAGGGCGACTACAAGTTCGTCTTCGATGACATCCCGCACCACCTCGGGTGGCGGGCCGCGAACCTTGCCGACGCCCTCGGCATCAAGCCCGTCGATGGTCGCCTCTCGCTCTCGCCGAGCGACATCGAGGGGCAGACGCTCGTGGTGGAGATCAGCCACTACACGAGCAAGGCTGGAAAGACCTCGGCGGTGGTCAAGCGGTACGTGCCTGCGACGGCCACTGCGAAGCCGCCCGCGATCAAGCCCAACCCGAAGCCGCTGGTCGAGCGACTGCCGGGCGATGACATCCCGTTCTAGCAGTTCAGCGGCACGCGGTTGCCCTGGTGGCTGGCAAGCCACATCCGCCGCCACGCACGCAGAGGCGATGTATCGGTGCAGTCGAGGCTCATACCTCCCTTGCTTGCGAGTGACTCGACCGGCTGCGGCACGACACGCCGCCAATACACCCCGAGGAATGAAGCGATGAAGACGGTCTATCGAGCGATTTTGCAAGTCGGTTCCGCACACCCGAAGTACGTGAGTATCACGATCCAGAGCGGCACCCTGCGAGCGATCGCGGGGCAGTGGTGGGTCGAGATGCCCGGCGGGTACATGACCCAGCACGGTGCCGAGTGGAGCGACAGCGAGTCATCTGCGTGGAGCATGGCATCCATCAGCATCGACAGCATCGCGTGCGGCCTGCGGGATCGTGCCCAGGACTGCCGCGATATGGCGAATGCGGCGACGGGGGTGCCCGTATGAGCGACGCCTACCTGGGCACGAGGCCCATCGTTCGGCTCAAGGCTCTGGCCGATCGTCTCGTGGCGATCGAAGCCGAGAAGCGGCAGCGAGGCGACTTCGACTACGTGACCCTGGTGCCCGAGGCCGCTGCCGCGTTGCGGGAACTCGCGGCGATCAAGTTCGCCGCGTGGCGGAAAGAGAACCCAGAGACCGAGCGATACATGCCGCCGAAGCGGTGGAGAGGGGACTGACCATGAAAATCTATCTCAACGACACGATCGACGCGTACCGCACCTTTCTCAAGATCAAGGCACTGCCTCGGTATGAGATTCACGGTCGCATGGCGGTCGTGCCCGACGAGTACGCCGCGAGCCTGGGCGTGGTCGGCGAAGAGCATCGCGATGTGCCCTACGTTCCGCGCGAGGGGCTATTCGACTACCAGCGGGACATCATCCGCATGGCGATCCAGAAGCAACGGTTCGCGATCTTCGCGGACTGCGGGCTCGGCAAGACGCTCATGCTCTTGGAGTTTGCTCGTCATGTGCGGGCGGTGCAGGATCGCCCGGTGCTGATCGTCTCGCCGCTGATGGTGGTGAAGCAGACGATCGAAGAGGCTGCGAAGTTCTACGGTGACTCGCTGCCGATCGAGCAAGTCTCCGCGAAGGCGTTGCCGAAGTGGCTGAACACGCCCGGCGGGCGACTCGGGATCACGAACTATGACGCTCTGCGGGATGACACCCCGGCCGGAGACCTGGGCGGGCTCATCCTCGATGAGTCTTCGATGCTCAAGAGCCACTACGGGAAGTGGGGGCAAGTCTGCCTACGGCTCGGGGCTGGCATCCCGTGGAAGCTCGCCCTCACCGGCACGCCTGCGCCGAACGATCGCATCGAGTACGCGAACCACGCCGTCTTCCTCGACGCGTTCCCGAATGTGAACTCGTTCCTCGCTCGTTTCTTCATCAACCGGGGGCAGACGAATGAGCGATGGGAACTGAAGCCGCACGCGTTGCGGCCCTTCTACCGGGCTCTCTCGCACTGGTGCATCTTCCTCACCGACCCGAGCACCTACGGCTGGAAGGATAACGTCCACAACATCCCGCCGATCCGCGTGAGCATTGAGGAAGTTCGGCTTTCGGATGAGCAAGAGCGGAAGGTGCGGGCCGAGACCGGGCAGCTATTTGTGACTGAGCTCGGCGGGATCACGACTCGCTCGAAGCTCTCGCGGATGGCGAAGTGCGAGAGCAGCCCGAAGCCGCAGTACATCGCTGACCTCGTGCGGTCGTGGCCCGATGAATCCACGATCATCTGGTGCCGCTACAACGACGAGCAGCGGGCGATCGAGCAAGTGCTGCCCGAGGCCGCGAGCATCGACGGCGATACGCCGATCGAAGAGCGGCAGCGGATCGTGGATGACTTCAAGGCGGGCCGCGTTCGCGTGCTCGTGACGAAGCCCAAGATCCTCGGGTTCGGATTGAACCTCCAAGTCTGCACACGACAAGTCTTCAGCGGCTTACAGGACTCCTACGAGGAGTACTACCAAGCGGTGAAGCGATCGAACCGGATCGGCAGCACCAACCCGCTCATGGTGCATATCCCGGTTTCCGACGTTGAGCGTCCGATGGTCGAGAACGTGCTTCGGAAGGCACGTCGCGTCGAGGCTGATACCCGCGAACAGGAGGCGATGTTTCGTAATGCTGCTCTCTGACTCCTATCACGTTCATCACGGCGACTGCATCCCGCACATGCTGGAGGAGATGCCGCCTGCATCGGTTGATTTCGCGGTGTTCTCACCGCCGTTCCCGAGTTTGTTCGCTTACACGAGCAAGCCCGAGGACATCGGGAACAGCGAGGACATGCGGGGCGAGGCGAAGTTGCACCTCGGGTATTTCTTTCGCGGTCTGCGTCGCGTGCTCAAGCCGGGCCGTGCTGCGGTCGTGCATGTGATGCAGATCCCGCGACTGAAGCGGAGCGGCGAGGTCGGGCTGCACGACTATCGCGGGCTGAACATCCGGCTCGGGGAGCGGGCGGGGCTGGTCTACGAATACGACTGGGTTGTGCGGAAGAACCCGCAAGCCCAGGCGATCCGCACGCGGAGCCGCGAGTTGCAGTTCGCGGGGCTGGAAAGCGACCGGGCGAAGCAGAGGGGATGCCTGCCCGACTACCTCATCAAGTTCCGAGCACCCGGCGAGAACGCCGTCGCGATCGACTCCGATGGCGACGTTTCGCGGAACGAGTGGATTGATTGGGCCGAGTGCTGCTGGAGCGACATCCGCGAGACGAACACGCTCAACGTCAAGGACGCCCGCAGCGAGGAAGACACGCGGCACATCTGCCCGCTCCAGTTGGATGTCATCGACCGGCTCGTGCGGCTCTACACGAACCCCGGCGAGATCGTGTTCAGCCCGTTCACGGGGATCGGGAGCGAGGGCTACGTGTCGCTCCAGCGTGGGCGGCGGTTCTACGGCTGCGAACTGAAGCCCGAGTACCACGCCCAGGCTCTCAAGAACCTCGCCAGTGCCCAGCGGAAGCACGCGGCAGACAGCCGCACCCTCTTCGACGCGGAGGCTGTGGCATGAACTGGCTCCTCTCCATCTTCCGCCCCCGCCCCTCTCGCGATCTGCGGCAACTCGCCGAATCGCTGGAGGCCGAGAACGAACGGCTCCGCGAAGAGAACCGGCGGCTGCACACGCTCTGCCGAGCGTTGCGGGATGTGAACGAACACCTCGACAAGCGACTGCTCGCGGAGGACACGCGATGAACACGCTCGGTGATATGCCGCTCTTCGCGGCGGCTGAACGCAAGATCGAACTGCCGATCCGCTGCGCCGTCTCGAAAGAGCTACGTGTGCGGGCTGGCTCCCAGCGGTGGGAACTGCTTCTCCAGTATGTCGAGCACGGGCCGCTCACGAATGAGCAGGCTGGCGATCTTTCGGGGCTGAGTGAGAAGAAGTCGTGCTGCTACTGGAAACGGTGCGGCGAGCTCCTCGAACACGGCTACATCGCCGACACAGGCGAGAAGCGTCTCAGCCAGTGCGGCGAGATGCAGCGGATTTGCCGCGTCACGGATAAGGGACTGCAAGCGATTCGGGCGGCGTCGCGTTGACGTGCAGCCGGGTAGCAGGGGGCATGGATGTCTCGCGAACAAGTTCTGACATGCGGCGAATACGCGACCGAGCCCGACGCTGTGGCGTCGCTGCTCGCCATCGTCAACCCCGCCCACTGGCTGGTCATGCAGGAAGTGAACGGCTGGATGCTGCATCCTAGGCTCGACACGATCGGGAGCGGTCGCCCTCGAATCGACGTGCTACTCCAGCCGACGCGGGCGTTGATCGAGAACGGGTGGCGGTGGGGCATCGTTGGCATTGAGTGCAAGAAGTCGGCGACCAAGATCGGCCGCGTCGTGTCGCAAGCGATGGACTACACGCGATGCGTCTGGGATACGCCGAACGGCTTCGCGGTGATGTCGCGGTTCGTGTTTGTCTGGCCGTGCGAGCCGCCGAAGAACGACCTCGAATCAGTGATGGTGCAGCATCGGATCGGGGTCGCACATCCGCGAGGCCGTGACGCCGAGCGGCTGGTGCTGTGGTTCAACGGAACGATCGCCTACGCGGACAACGGCGAGGCCGATCCTCGGGTGGCGATTGATCTTCGCGGCGGCAGCAAACAAGGCAGTAGGTGAGCATGGACGCTCTCGACCAGTGCATTGATTTCCTCGGCTGCATCTTCGAGCCCGAAGATGTGATCGAGTTCCGACCGCTTCCACCGTCGGCGGGCCGTCGATGGTCTACGCTCGCCGAGCTCCCCGACATCGTGGAGTGGCTGCACGGGCTGAACACTGAGCAGCTACGCGTTCACGCCTACTTCGGGGCGAACCCGAGGAAGGCGACGGGGCAGAGTCAGGCCGAAGGCGTCGCCTTGGCCCGGTGCCTGTTCGCCGACTTCGACGGCGGCGTGATCCTCGAAGATGCCTACGCCCGAATCAAGGCGGCTGGGCTGCCCTGGCCGACTGCCATCCTCGAAAGCGGCGGCGGGGTTCATGCGTGGTGGCGACTTGATGAGCCGATGACCGACGCGAACGCGTGGCACGAGCGGATGAAGGCGATCTCTTCGGCTCTCGGCAGCGACTCGTCCATCTGCGATTGGCCCAGGATCATGCGTCTACCGGGCTTCGTGAACTGGAAGCACGAGCAACGCCCGCTCGCGGTTCTATCGGACTGCGACGCGACGCGGATCTACCCGCTCGATCGGTTCCGCAAGACGGCATCGCAGAGCGTGGTCGTGCAGGCCAAGAGCATGAGCGACCTCACGCGGCGGTTCCTAGAGGAAGGGTTCACGCTCCCCGCCGGGCGACGGCAGACGATGTTCACGGTCGCCTGCGACATGGCGGCTCGAGGCTGGGGCGTGCAGGAAACGATCTCGACGATCATGGAGCGGATGCGTCGCGTCGGGCTGCGGGGCGACGATCTTGAAGACTGTCCGCGTCAGATCGCCAACGCGTGGAAGCGGCCCCGGCTGCCGATCCTTGGGCAAGCCGAGGAAGCGGTGCCGGTCGCGGATGCCAGCGAAGAGACGAAGACGCCCACGCTGGTGGATGCCATCGAGGCGTGGAGCAAACAGGAAGAGACGCCAGCGATCCCGACCGGCATCCCTTCGATCGACAAGCTGTTCGACGGCGGGCTGCCGCTGGGACAGATGACCGCCGTCGCGGCGGCTCCCGGCGTAGGGAAGTCTGCACTCGCGATGCAGTTGGCGATCGACTGCCTAGAGCAGAACCCCGGCATGGTCGCGGTCTGGTGCCTCGGGGAGATGACGCGGGCCGCCCTCGGGGCGAGGGCGATCACGACGTTTGGCGGCCGGGAGAACTCGCTCACGCTGCAAGACGTGATCCACAAGCAGGGCAACGCTCGGAAACTCGCAGTCGATCTCTCGAACAAGGTCGGCGACCGGCTGAAGTTGGTCGAGGCTCCGCTGCTCATGGACAAGATCGAGCAGTGCATCAACAAGGACAAGCCTGCACTGTTGATCGTGGACTACCTCCAACTCATACGGGCGAATCGCCACTTTCAAGACAAGACCGGCGAGATCAATGAATGCCTGCTCAAACTCCGCGAACTGACCACGACCCGGAACATCGCGACCCTGTTGGTGACGAATGTTGCCAAGGGCTGCGACGCGAGCACCGAGATCGGGAACATCGGCAAAGGTTCCAACCAGATCGACTACGACTGCGACAACTTTCTATTCGGCCACCGGACTGGAGAGGTCGGGGCCGACGGCGAACTGCTGGTCGAGTGGAAGTGCAAGAAGCTGCGTCAGGGCCAGATGGCCGACGTTCAACTCTGGTTCTACGGCAAGTATCAGCGGTTCGAGGATGCCGCCGCCGCTGCCGAGATCCCTGAGTTCGCGGCCCATGCCCCGAAAGCCCAAGATTGGGGGCGGTTCTGATGGCACGCGGAAAGAAAAAGACCGGGAACCAAGCCGACCCGAAGGGCGAGATGCGTCGCCGCTGGGGTGCTCTCTGGGAGAGCGGGGCTTTCTGCCGCATCGGAGCCCAAGGGCTCCGCATGGCCCTCTGGGCTTTCTATAGGGGCGACTTCGCCTCGTGCGAGGTTCGCGTTAGCGTCCGCGAGATCGCCCGGCAGATGGGCGTAGGGACATCCTCGGTGCATCGGGGGCTGAACGAGCTTCTCGCCGAGGGGATTTTGGTGCTCGTGAGAGGCGGCGGGCAGGGACGGCGGTCGGTCTACATGGTCTCCAACTGCGCCCCCGTTGGGAACAGCACTGTTCCAACCGTTGGGACGAACTGTTCCGAAGGTCGGCAACAACTGTTCCCACCTTTGGGACGAACTGTTCCTACCTCTGGGACGAACTGCGCCCCCGTTGGGAACAAACTGCGCCCCCATGTGGAACCATTGACAGTCTTATCCATTGGTAATCCAAGCATTACCAATGGATATATCAAGGCGGATGCGGCAGGGGCCGGTTCAAGACCGGCCCCGCCGCTCCGCGAACACCGGAGGATTCGCGATGACGATGACGGCGAAGGAACGCCCGCCTCTGACGAAGCGGCAGCGTCAGGTACTTGACGAGATCACGAGATTCGTTGAACAGCACGGCTACTGCACAAGCGTGCGGGAGTTGATGCGGAAGTTCGGGTGGACGAGCCCAAACTCGGTAGTGACGCACCTTCGCACGCTGCGTGCTTCCGGGCTCGTGCAATGGGAACCCGGCGTCGCTCGAACGCTACGCCCGACCGGAGAGAAGCCATGAGACGCCGCCCCCTCGCCCCCTCGGTGGTCGCCAATCTCTGCGAGGCGCACTCGTGGGATGACGATGTAAACGACGGTGCCCGCCGAGCCCTGGAGCTCGCCCATCACCACATCCGCAGGCTCGCGGCCCGAGCCTCGCGGTGTGCGATGCGGGCCGAGCACTTCGAGGCGAAGTGCGAGCGGCTCGAAGAAGACAACCGCCGGATGGCGAAGTACCTCCAAGCCCTGCTCAAGCAGCAAGGCGGTGCCGCATGACGATCGAACAACTCACGCTGATCTGCGTGGGAGTGCTGGTGAACGGACTGACATTCGCCCTCGGGATTCTCTCGGGGGCTTCCCTACGTCGAAAGGATTTGACCCATGACCGCGACCGCAACCAAGCCCGCCAAGGCTCGCAAGACCCGAACTGGTGGCATCGTGCTCAACGCCGCGACGCTCGCAAGGGCGATTCGTGAGGTCGAGCCAGCGGTGCCTAGCCGCAGCCCTAGGCCGGTGCTCCAGAACGTGCTGCTCGCCGACGGGCACCTGACGGGCACCGACCTCGAACTGCGGATCTCGGTGCCGCTGCCCGAGGCGACCGGCCCGGCGATGCTCCTGCCGTTCGCCCGTCTGAAGGCGATCGTCTCGACCCTGCACCCGACCGACGCGGTGACGATCATTGCCGACGGCACGAAGTGCAGGATCGAGGCTCGCGGCGGCGAGTGGACGATTCCCGTCGAGGATGCCGCCGAGTTCCCGGCAGCGACGGCGACCAGCGGCACGAGCATCGGTCGGCTCCCGGCCGATCAGTTCGTCTCGCTCGTGAATGCGGTGCGGTTCTCGACCGACACCGAATCCAGCCGCTACGCCCTCGGGGCGGTTTGCGTCGAGTTCGAGCGGGGCGAGTCCGACTCCGAGACCGGGCTGATCTCGTTTGTCGCGACCGACGGGCGGCGAATGAGCGTGGCGGCTGCCGAGGTCGCGAGCCAGGATCTCGACAACTCGCAGACGCTGGTGCCTTCGCGGGCGATCGCCGCCCTGGTGCGGCTCGCGGGCGGGGGCGAAGCGGTGCAGATGCTGGCGACCGACACCGAGTTCGTCGCCATCGTCGGCACCTATGACGAGGAGACGGGCGTGACGGGCACGACGCTCCACGCCCGGCTGACCGAGGGCCGGTTCCCTCGGTGGCGTGACGTTGACCAGAAGCACGACGTGCCCGCGAGCACGGCGGTGATCGGCGATCTGCTCCACGCGATCCGCATGGCGGAAATCTGCACGAGCGAGAGCAGCAAGAGCGTCACGTTGACGGTGACGCCTGACGGCATCGACCTCGCGGCCCAGGCTGCCGAGACCGGGCAGGCGCAGGTTCACTGCGATCTCGTGACGGCGGGGCAGCCGGTGACGGTCAGGATCGACCCGCGATTCGCCTCGCAGTGGCTGGCGTGCGGTTCGTTCGACATGGCCGAGGCGGTGCGTCTGGAAGCCGTCGATGCTCAGTCGGCGGTCGTGCTGCGGTGCGGCGACCATTGCCGCACGATCATCATGCCGATGGCGGATGAGTGAACCCCGTGCCGGGCGGCTGGCGGGGGGTGCCCGCCAGCCTGCCCCGGCTCATCCCGAGAGGAGGAACGAGATGGATCTCGCCCGACTGATTGCGTTGTGGTCAGACCGCACGCTCCGCACCGATGAAGTTGCGGAGCAACTGGGGTGCTCGCTTCAGATGCTCTACAAGCTCGCCGCCCGGCACGGGCTCGGTCGCCGCAAGGGGCCGCGCAAGAAACAGCGGTCGAGGGACGATGGCACCGAGATCACTTGGCGTGACCCGACGCCCGATGAGATTGAGCGGCTGAAGGAAGAACTCTGGCAGCGGAAGCTCGCGAAGCTGCGGGTCGAGACGCCGCAGGAGACTGCCGAGCGTGTGCTGCGAGAGTTCGGGGAGGTCTACGCAGGCTGATGGCTGCACCGCTGATCGCACTCACCGGGATCATCTATGCGGGCGTCTGCCTCGATCTCGCGATGCGGGGACGGTATGACCTCGCGATCGCCTACGCGGGCTACGCGTTCGCGAATGTGGGGCTGTACTACGCGGCGA